TCAGCAATAAGGGTAAACGATACTTTCTACAAATCCAATCGCCTTTCCTTTATTGCGAATTTTCATACATCCCTCATTATAGCTGTACGCCCATATTTCTTTAGAATCCCTCAGCTCGCCACAGTTCCCTGTTATGATGAATTCTCTAAAACTCTTGATCATCTGCCACACGTTACCTCCGTGTGAAAAGCCGTTTGGATCGTGGCGTAATTCATACGGATAAACGTCTTTCCCCGTGTAATTATCAACAAAGAATAGCTGTGTTCTGAATTTGACATACGCTTTTTGATTGGATTGTCCTGAGATGTTTTCTTTGCCATAGAAAGTTCGACGCTCAATGCTTGCGATAAGCATCAGGTCATTAATATCATTCATGCGTTTAATTTGTCCTTCTCTTACCCCCTTTCGATAAAATAAATATTTTATGCAGTTTCTTTCTTGAAGGTCACCTTATACTTCACAGCCATATCTTTAACAATCGCTAAGAAAATCTCTGTAAGCTTTGGATCTTCATCAATGATATCCATAAAGTTTGCTTTTTCTACTTTTGTTTTAGACGCTCCCTCTTTTTTCATGTTATTTCTTTTATTATCAAGTCTTCTTTGCAGATTACATTTCCCTCGGGTTTCTAAGGTTTTGTAACTCTCAGACCATACTGCCGAGTGACTTAACCCACTTTCTTTTGCTATTAATCTAATAATTTTGTTGATTTCTTTTCTCCAATTCGATGGATTCAATCCAATCAAATCAAAGATCCTCTTTTGCTCATTTTCAATAACAGTTATTCGTTTTTCTTGCTGTACCATATTATTAACTGTTGCAGCTAAAACCTCTAGCTCTGTTTTTGGCTGCATTAATTCTTTTTCCATTCGATTAAACGCTTTTACATATTGAGCTGAAAAGATAATACCTTTCTCACCAATCATTTTATTGGCAACCATTTCACAGCCCATTTTTGTAAGAAGATAATGTTTATAACTCTTTCCTGTTCCTGACTGATATGTACTTTTAACGAAATATTCGTCAGCCCCCAAAGTTGGGGTTTGACTCAAAACCGTAACGTATCCTTCAATGTCACGAAGTAAATGATCATGACGCTTACCGATCAACTCCGCCACTTCACGACTATCCACCAAAAATTGTCCATCCTGTTCTGTTACTGTTAAGTTATATTCCAATAAAATTCCTCCATTGATTTATTTTCATTAAAAACTATCTTTTATTTAGACTTCATCAGCTTGTCTAATAGTGTCTAACAATTCTTTCTTCTTGAAATATGTCTTTTCCAAACGATTTACTTCCTTTTGCAATTCAGTAGCAGCATCATACTTAAGGATCCAATCTCCTACTCCACAGACTTCTCTTTGTTCTTTCTCAAACGTTTTTATGTGATGGCCTTCAAACCAAACCCTTACTCTTGTTCCGTTTGCAAATTCATTATTAAAAGAAGCTGCTTTCTCGGTTCCCGCATAAATACATTTATACTTGCTGTCATCGACTACATAAGTGTTCATTAATTTAACTCCTTCACCTAGACTAATGCTTTTTCTTGCTGTCTTTCGATCAACTTTCGAGAAAATTTTTGAGTTCTTATTTTGCGTTTTTCCTCAAGTATCTCTCTTTCGTTGGCTTCTAACATCTTCTTCAGACTCAGATTTTTTCTAATAAGCTCTTTCATTCTGTCCAATTTCTAATCCCCCTTTAAGCAAGATATTTCTTTCTATGTGGTCTTTTATGTATGAAATCGAATGCTAAATCAACTTTCTCCGGTTCCCTTTCCTCTGTTACTCGCTTCGTAACAACAATTAGTTGACCATTTTCTTGGCGATCAATACTCTGAACGGAATATCCTTTAGTAGCGTAATATTCACCGATAATCTCATCCACGTGGTTACTAAGCAGATTCCTCTTTATCATCCGCACAACCTCCACTTATTTTATTTTTATCCTTTATTCGTTGGTATGTATTTCATCCGCAGCTGTCAAATATGCTTATGTCCGCTCCAAGGTGCCATTTAAACCAAACTAAGTTAAACCAGGCGGTTTCAATTATGTATTTAATGTAGCCTATCCTCGTGTCCTCCGTTCTGAATAAAATAATCCTTTTATTCAATTACTCAAAATCTCTGGATTTTCGTAAATATTCCCGATAACTTCACCATGTTTGACTTCTTCCCACTGCTGAGCAAACTCCTCGATGCCCAATAAAGGAGCATCTTTATCTCCAATTACAAAAGGATCAAATAGGTATCCGCCGAACTCTGCTGAGAAAACACATCGGTATGCGCAGCCTCTATTTTTCATATAAGATGTTTGGAAGATATCCTCTTCATAAATTTCCCTCCCTTTCTTATCCTTAAGCCCCGTGTATTGCATGAGGATGTTTGACTTACAATGGCTAACCGTTGGTTGTTTTAAGGTAAATTCATAAAGCATCTCTTTTTTGTCTTTAATCCATGAACGGAATTTAATTTCCTTCATTTTGCCACCCCCTGAAAATTATTCTTTTGCTCTGCAATCTCCATTTCTGTCATGCCGCAGTCAGAACAACATTCATAGTCAGGTATTTGCAAATGATCTTCTCCCGGCATAGTGCAATAACTCATTTCCATATGCTTATGTTCACAGGATTCCTGACGTTTTTTCTGTTCTTCCTCTTTGACAACCGAGCAATATATTCTTTCGTGTAGCCTAGCTCCGTGCTTTGTCATCAATCGTTTTCCACAGTGTTCACACTGATAAAGTGTCTGATTCTCTAACACTTTCATTCTGCTGCCTCCACCAGCTCAGGATTCTCGTAAATGTTGCCGATGACTTCGACTTCATCAAACCATTTGATAAACGAATGTATATCAAAGGTACGGTTAGTTTTCACGGCTCCTACTCCGTTAATGAACAATTCTTCAAAACCCTCAATATTAAAAACAAACGATAAGTCATATTTGACCTGACCTATACAAACCTTTCCTGACTTATGTTTTGCCGTACAACAATCCCCCACGTAAATCTCACGGCCGTTCTTATCCTTCAATCCGGTGAATTGCATCCATGAACTGTATTTTTCATTTTCATCATTGTCATCAAGCACTGCCATCTGGAACTGTTTTATATGATCCCAATAGTGCATAACTTTTTTCTTTTTTGAATACATCCGAAACTTTATTTCTCTCAATTTAATCCTCCTATTCTTGTTTTAAGCAATATAAGTAATATCTAATTCAAAATTAAAATCAGGATGAAGCCTCCATAGTTGATGTCCTAAGTAAGATTTCCTAGCGTAATTCAGACAGTTTCTTGTCCCACTTTTACTTCCGTCATAAACAGCTACTATTGCTTCACTGTGATCAATCATGTATTCATTTCGCTTTTGCATCTTAGCCGGCGAAAACTCTCCTGGTTTATCTCCACTAACTTTATATTTATCTAATTCTTCAACATTAATAATCTCATCTGCAACATCAAGCATACGTTTGTACCACATTTTTTGGTCTGCAGACCAAACTTTATCTTGTTCTTTGAAAGGTGTGGCAATTATGTTTTTGATATGAGGGTATTTCTTCTTTAGATATGTACACACCAGCAAGCAGCCTGGTCAGTTCCTAATGCTCCTCCAGTTATAAACCTGGACTTCTCTTCTTTTATGATTAACTCCTCAATCACTTCAAGCAGCTTATCTTTGAGTTTGAGCATTGTGAGATTTCTCATATCATAGCCACCCAATTTATTTGGTCTATGACCGGTAAAGCAAACTGTCTTCTTTCTCAGTGTTTCTTGTTCTTCTAATTGCCGCTCACGTTCTTTTCTTTCATCAGCCCACTGCTTTTTCCATTCTGGATCACTTAGTTTTGCAAAATCAATTGCCATGGTTCAGCTCCTTTCTCTTTAAAACAGTCTTTTTATTTTAATTTATTTATAAATCTCTAATCTTCCCCAGCAAGTTTCCCATTTAAACTTTATTCCTAGAATATTATTAATATCATCATGAAACTTATTCATCATTCTAGTCGCAAAGTGTCTTGCATCTCGCTCGCTTTTCTGTGCAAAATAGCCAGGTTGACCTCCATCTATATATTTCGAATCTTTAACGCAAGTCATAGACTCATCTTGGTAAGCGTGTCTAAGTTCATGATACAGTGTTTCGAGAATAAAGAGCTTTATAGTCTGATTGTAGCAAGTTATATCTTTTGGATAATTGAATGGATAAATGTGAATAACCCCAAACCCATTTAAACCAACCAGTTGTTTTCTAAAGATACTTCTGATGGTTTTTAAGCAAAAAGGTGCTCCAAGTGGGTTCAAAAAATTAAGCAATGCTTGGATTTTATTTTGAAACACAAATATTCTAATCCCTAGGTTATGATAATCCTTATGTAGCAGCTGTATACACTTCTCAATCTCTTTTGCACTTATTACAGATGATTTATTCTCTATCAAATTACTTTTTAGGTCTACCCCCGTTATCAATCGAAAATGATCTTTATATAACCTTGCTATATCATCCTCTAAATACATCTTTACTGAGGCATTAGTTTTTTCAGCAATCACTGATCTCCTCCTGTATTTAACTTAAAACTACAATTTTAATTAGATTCTGTTTTTAATCCCAATTAAAATGTTTGGGTCTAGCGACAAATTCGTAGTTCTCCTCCCAATCAAATTGTTTCAAACCATCTTCTTCAAATTCCCAGCATTCGCCGAGTAAAGGATCATCTAATTCAGGAACTCTTTTTTTTTAAAGTTCGAAGTTTGTTGAAGTGACTAGTTTTTTTAAATTTAACTTTATCCATTGGTGCAAATTTCACTTATCCACCTACTTTCTTTTAATTTTTCTTATTTCAAAACGCCATTTGTATGCATCTGTACCAATTCGATTGAATAGCTCTTTTCTTGCTTTTGTTTTTGAAGACTCCTCAATTCCAAAGCAAAACTTTCGTGACCTAGTACTGTAAACTCCGTATAAAACATCATTCTCCATCTTCCATCCTCCGATTCTCTTTAAAATTTTACTTTTATCCAAACTGCTTTCTCCAAGGGACATTACCCACAACACTGTGATCAAGCATTTCTTCGCAACTTTTACACAGAGTTGATTTAGTTATCGTCATATGGAATGAGTCCCACTTACCACAACAATGACACGTCTTATCAAAGGCTGCTGACTCCTTTTGTTTTTCCCTTTCAAAGCCGTTGCCAGTTAACAATAAGCCGTTACTATAAAAGTCGTTCTGTCTTACTTCTGCTTCTACACTCCATGGGTATATTCGCTTCTTTAAGTACCTTTGCAATAATGACTTGCTTTTGTTACTTCCGATCTTCATGAACTCTCTATTTTCAGTAAGGTCAACTGTTCTTTTCATCACTTCGTCCTTTTGAACAGTTTTTTAAACCAATTTTTCTTTTCGTTAACCACTGCAAATCCGGGATTGTTCATCCTAAACCCATTTGCTATCTTGTCCATGTTGTTTAACTGTATCTTCAATTGCTCAATATCTTGGGGTGTATTGATGGTCATTGCAATATTGGATTCTTTTGCTTCCTGTACTTCGGAAATCATCTTATCTAAGGTGAGATCGCAATATTCATCTTCCCAGTCGCCTATGAAATAAAAACGTTCAATCAGAGTACCGCTTGACTCATCTTGAAAAGTGCCAAATAAAATTGGATCTTTTTCTCTTCGTTCTTTTTCGATTTGCCTTTCAACCTTCCCCGTATAATCTGTAAACACCACGTAAAACCGATCCAATTTGTCTTTTACTTTGTTGTATTTCATGATGACATCGTCAGGGATTTCACGTTCGTAATTTTCAAGCTCAATAATTTTGACTGTGTCTTTTGCAATGTTATCTATGTATTCTTCAATGTCATCTCGATAAACAAATGTATCAATGCCAAGCTTTACAATCTCTCGTTCTTTTTCAATTGATTCTAAGTGGAATATCAGTTTCTTTGCAGCTTTAATTTGATTGGTTTGCTTATACTTATTGAGTAACACCAAGCAATTGTCGTAATATCTTTGAAGTTCTTTGTCTGTAACCTTATTTTTCTTTGATTTAATCATTTCAAAATATTGATTTGGTTGTAACAATTCCATCTTTCCATCTCCTTTACTTAATCTAATTCTCTCATTTCCTCCCTATCAAAAAATTTCGCTAAATAAAAAGTGTTCATCTTTAAATCCATAGGTTTCACTGAACAGCATATTGCCGTACCTATCATCATTGTCTGACCAATGTTTAATTCTGTCGGATACTTCAACGAAGCGTTTCAATCCTGTAGCATCTACAACTATATAAAGAAACCAGTAATCAGATTTCCTTGTTGCACAACCGGTAAGTTTGAAAAACTCACTGACTTTTTCTGGATTAAAGTCCTTTCTCCATCCTTTTGCAACTTTCCATTCACGCTCAAAGGCCATTATAAGCTGGTTCTCTTTAAATGGTTGCTTATTGAAATCGGCTGATTCCTTAGTAAAACCCTTGGCAACGATTTTATCTCTTTCATACCTTTGTGTCTTAGCATGTTTTAATGGGATATCTTTTAATTGAGCAATGTCTGTTCTTTGAAGCTCCTCTTTGCTAATAAATGAAATAACCTTTCCGTTTTTCAAAACCACATTCGGCATAAATTCTGTTTTACAGTTTGAGCACCGCTCGTTAAACCAATCATCTTCGACATATAAACCTTCTTGCGCTCCTCGAACAACATCCCCCAACTCGTAGTCCAATAGTATGCATTCACTCCATTTAAACTGAACTTCTGTGTTTTGTATTGCAGCGCAATTAGGACATTTTATTTGACCATTAAAGGTATCAAACATTCCCATATCCATCACCCCATACCCTGTTCTGACATAGATTTTATTAACGTATTAATTTGTCCACCAACAACTGTGGATGCTGCTCCCTTTATTACATCTTTTAAAATATTTAGAAACATAATAAGCTTGCTCCTATCCGGCGACTCATTACCTATCTCTCTTTCAATCTCCTTTATGGTATTTGAGGATAAAGCAGCTTGATCAAATTTCAAGTTTAACGTTTCATACTCCTTTTTAAATAACTCTATAAGGTTAGCTATCGATTCTTTAAAATCATTAACATTATAATTACTGCCTTGATGCAATTGAGAATTATGCATGTACTGTATGTTTGTTGTGTAATTATTTTGCACAATGTATTGCTTATCTCCCTCCGTCATCATATATGATGAAAGTTCTCCCTTCATAAGTTCCCGGCGATAAATTATTTCTTCGTAAAAAATTTCTTCTACTGAAAGACCTAGCCCTCTACTAATTTTTAATGCAGTATTAATGCTCATAGGACATCTAACACCTGAAGCATAATCACCTAATTGTTGTACTTTGATACCAGTTAAAGACGACAGATCATGTAGAGTTAATCCCTTTTCAATTAATATCTCTCTAATTCGATTTCTTATAGTAGTCTCAACTAACTTCAATTATTAAGCCACCTCATTTTCTATTTAAAATGCATCTTTTAACCGGTTAAACTTATAAGGTTATTCTTGTTCACTCCATGCTTCAAATTTCTCTATGGCTGCCTTTTGTTTATTTTCATGATTAATTTGCTCCTGTATGGGAATTTTCATAGATAATGACTTCTTCATTGATTGCCATCTGTATGTAATTGTAATCCCACTTTGCTTCGAAATAACTTGGAGCAAAATCTCCTTCTCTTGTAAGACACTTAAACTTTTCTTTTCTGAAAAAACCGCGTACCTTTTTATATAAAGATACTTTGACAAAACCTTTTGAGTATCTATCGTTATAAATGCTAACGGCATACTCATTACCTTCAACTGATGTCACAGGATATTTGTGTAAGTGAAATTCCTTCATTCCGTGCTTAAAAAATGTCTTCTCACACTCTTCACATAAGGGCGGGTGAATGGGAAGCCCCTTACATCCGCACATGTAGCCATCACAGCACATGGTTATATCTACACTCGTCATCTTTCCGCATTGGATACATGGTGCTATATCAGTCACTCCGTACCCTCCCCTTCATCTTCATCATTTACACCGACTAAAACATGAGGAAATTCTTCACGAGGATAATTTTTTAATGCAAACTCCATACATTCCCATTCTGTCCCTGTGAAAAATGTGACGTTGTTTCTTGTATCAAAAACACGTGCTGGCTTCCTTTTCATGTTCATCACTCCGAACCCTCCCATCCGATCTTTTTCTTATACTCTACTGCCGTACCTTTCGTAACGAATGAATCGCCATTTTTGAACGATACTTTGCACCCGTCTTCTATGTCAGTAATGCTTTCAATATCGTCATATTTGAAACTGTAAAACGGTATTAACTTTCCATCCGTCTTACGTTTACGATAGACCACAAATCCCTTAAATTTTGGCTCACTCACTCTGTACCCTCCTCTAAGTCTTTTACAATATCTTTTAAAAACGGAAGGTGACTTTTATTCAATGTGAAATCGGCCGTTATCATATTAGAATTTGAATTCTCTTCAATGGTTATACAAAAACCACTTCTATACATTGCATCACCGTATTTATCTGTAATCAGTCCATTTAATCTATTCAATCTGTGTCCTCCTTAATTTAAATTCTAAATAAAACTTACATTTTATTTTGATCCTTAATGATTTCATTCTTTCTCTCATCATATGTAAAAACAATATCCTTCAAAATAAACTGTATTTCTTCGAGGTTGTCCTTAACAAAGTCCAAATCACCAATAGTCTTCCTTATTTCATCTTTATTCAAGTTATGTAAAGCTCTGTTGCATGAAGAAAAAACCTTTAAAAACTTTTTCATGACCATGTTTTTTATTTCTTTATTCTGAGCATCATTAATCAAATAAAAGCGACATCTCCTTTCTTTAGTATCTTTATGCTTTGAATTATACAGTTAATGGGATCATATGTAAATAGTAATTTTATTTTTATTCTTAATTTGATTAAAAAACAAGCTTTACTTACATAGTAAAGCCTCTGTTTAATACTGTTTTAGCATCATCCAATTTCCACAGAGTTTCATTAATTTTATCTCTAAGATCCAACAGTGCAGCCCTGTCAATCCTCAACGTTAACTTATTGCCTTTATTCTGAAAGTCAATTTCTATGTAATATTCTCCAGTTAATATGTTATCAGATCCTACGTTAAAGATAATCGCTGCTAAGTTATCTCTCATGTCAATTTCAATGTCTAGTTTCATTTTTAAACTCCAGTCTGACTATAAAGCCATCAATTTTTTATCTCTCATGATGACTGACAAGATGTGTGAATTTCACTTTGCTGTAAACATTTCTGAGTTCTTGTAATCTTCGAGTGATTCATCAAACATTTCATCGATCTCTTCAACATAAGAAGCACTAATTTCAGCATCTTCCGTTGAATTTATATCAACATCAAATAAATGATTGTAATTTGATTGTCCTCTCTCTAAAAACCCAATTTTCCCGCTTTTATTTCTCAGTTTTTTTGTTAATACAGCAATAACTAAATTCATAGCTTGTTCTTCATTCTCTGCTTTAATTCGCCCATGATAAGAAATACTAAAATCCCCTTGTACAATGAACTCCTTCATTAATTTCCCTCTCTCTGGTAGTAATTGACCAAACGTACGTTCTCTTTTTGATTAAATTAATTATACCCTTTTGCCTATTAGTCTGCAATTCTTTTTTGATCATTTAAAAATCAGGTAAGAATTGATATAGTAAGATAAGGAGCATACATAAAATCAGGAGGTTGTCCGATGCTAGAAGTAGAATTCGGACAATGTTTGATTCCAGATCTCCTTCAAAAAAGAGGGCTTTCATTGGGTCAGCTTTCGCGTATCACCGGTATCAGTACCCAAAGGTTAAGTGATTACGCTAATGGCGTTAGACCTTCTATGAACATTCGAACAGCCAAACTTATAGCTGTAGCGCTAAATTGTACCCTCGAAGACCTCTATGAATGGAAAATCAAACATTGAAAATCGCTAGGAATTTCGCCCTAGCGAACCTCCCTGTACCCTTTTTAGGGTATAGTCTGATTTTACCACAAATTACCCCTGTTGTCTTTGTCTACTTTTGTCGAATTCTGAAAATACGAACAAAATCCTACCATCTAATATTTAAATGTCACGATTCAGCTCATATTTAAATTAGTTATTTTATTTTTATTCTTTTTGTTATGTAAGATTAATCCCTATTAAGGGATTAATTAATCAGCAATCTTTTCTGATTGAATGCAATACTTTTCTATGTTCTCCATATTGACAACTTTTCTTAACGATTGTGAAACAAATTTTACATTCTCATTCAAAAATCCATATTGAACAGTTATTTTTTTATAATCTGGTATAGTTAGTTCTTTCTTCTCCTTATATATCTTATATGCCATATTCAACTTCCCTGAATTAGCTAAGTTCTTCGGAGTAAAATAAGGCTCTTCCAGTATCTTCTGAAACGTTTTAAAAGACCTGTGTACTAAGAACTTATCCGCATGCATACTTTGATCTGGACTCTTATATTTCAATCTAAAAATATGTTCATTTCGTACTAAATTAGCAAACCTCAGTTTACCTGACGCTGATCCATTGTTTAAATGGTAAGTGTTTTGCTCATATGCTAACCTAAGGAGCTCATGACATTTTTCGCTGACTTCAATTATTCGTTCGCCATGTTTATCATCTAGAAGTCTTACCTTATTGTCATCAAGTAAATCATTTATTGTTAAGTTAATTAACTCAGAATGCTGATATCCGTCTATGCCCTCATATACAGCTTGAACCATTGCTTTATCCTGGTTATTGAATAAATAGCTAACGTATTCCTCCACTTCCTTATTCGTAAACAATGTCTTTTTGTTCTTATCTATAAACTGCTTTAAATCCTCTTCCTTTATTTCGTATACTTTATTGATGTTACTATTTGCTAGGCCATGTTCCATTGCCCATGTAGTGTATTGACCAATAACAGCACGTGCGCCCCTTAATGATTCAAGTGACTTGCTATCTAAGTCAAAAAATAAAGTGCGTAGTTCCTCTAGAGAGAAATTAAATATGTCTTTATCCAAAATCCTTTCTGTAAAAGAAAAATCTCTGAGTTTTAATCGGTAAAGCTCTTTTGTTGCTTCACTTTCATATCTTTCTAAGAACTTTTCTTTAATTTCAGCATTGTATAGTTCACTCATATCTATTTCTCCTTTAGCCTAACGAACATCAATTTCATCATAAAAAACTTTTTTCAGTTTTTTCTTCATTGCAGCATTTAATTGTTCCTCATAATTTCTGCTGCTTAACTCCTTGAATGTCTTACCTTTATCAAAATCTACCTGCTGCAAAATCGTTCCTAATTTAGCTAACGGCGTATCATTCTCTTGTATTTTCTTGGCCAAATAAATGTATCCATAAAATATAGCATTATAGTTGATGTACGATTTGTTTCTTGACTCGCTAAGATTATCTTCAAGAAAATCATCTGGAAAAGCATAGAAAAGCTCAGCAAAGAAGTCCCTTAAATACTTGGACAATTGAATAGCATCTCTTCGTGAGTTGACCTCAAAAGCATCGTCAATTGCTTCAGAAAGAGTATAATAAGTAACCAAGAATGGACTATTCATACCAATTTCACTTTGCACACTAATTTTGTCTTTGAGTTCACTATTATATTTAAGTTGCTCAACAATAGTGGAAGAATAGCGTTTTTGGCCAAGTTCTTCAATCCTTGATTTCTCAACAGGATTTATTGTATTCATTTGTGCAAAATGACGTTTTGCTTTTTCTTCAGTATAATTTAAGATATTCAAAATAAAGGTTTGATCTAATTCAGGAGCTTCAGTTATAGCTTTAACAACTCCAGATATTCTATGGTAACCATCTAGAACATCAACTAATGTACCCATAGTAACAGTTAAGCTTAGGTCGCTGGGGTTGTACTCTATTTCTTCATCCTCATCTGAAGTACCGAACCGTGCATTAAATGTAAACATAGACACAATTAAGTCGCCTTTTTTAAATAGTTCTTTAATCTCTTCAACTGATTTAGGATTAGTCTTTGGAACAGGTATTAAGCTTCCCTTAATGAATCTGCCTTCACGTTGAGTATTATAGTTGTATTGTAGTATTGAGCTATTATATAGTTCACTTAATTCTTTCGCAGTAATTGAAGTCACATAGTTGTCTTCATTTATTTTTATTACGTTTTTAAATGTATAAGGAAGTGTTAGAACCTCTTCACCGGCAAAAATTCTTCCGCCCTCTAACTCCTTAGCTAGCCTTGGTGGGAAATAACTCAAAGGATCTAAAGCAGCTACGCCAGTAAGTTTGTGTAGTTCTTTAGAGAAAATATAAACTTCCTTTTCATTCAAGCGTTGAATGTTATTATCATTATTATTCAAGATTTCTTGTACATAACCAGGCAGCGTTTTATACTGCGCTCCCATGACTGCTTTTATTTCCCTTACTTTTCTGGAATCATGTTTAATATCAGAAGCAACTTCTTCTATTTTATTTTTAAGCTTTAAAAGCTTATCTGTTGTCAACAGATCCTGAACCACAGTATCACCTCACACATAATCATATTAAATTTATCATTACATTAACGTACAAGTAAAGCATTTATATGATTATTTATATCACTTTTATTTTAATTCTAAAAATTTTTTGAGCTTCTTACGAGTGGAAACATCACAATCTAAAAAGAACCGTGTAAACTGGTCTAATGTAACAGAGTCCAGGAAATCAATATCTATATCTTGATCAATTAAAACACCAGGATCTTGAGAATAATCCCTTTCCTTATTTAGATAATGGTCATTTAGCACATTGATGTTTTTATGTCCTGAAAATGCTGCCACTTTTTTAATGTCTCCGCTTACATTGTAAGAAAAATTAGTGGCTGTATTTCGTAAACTGTGTGGCCTAAGATTTCTTTCCTGTGGAATATTTAGTACTCTACAAACTCTGTGCCACATATCATTAATTGAGTCTACAGTTAATTTATGAAAAATCAGCTCATGGTCACCATACTCATTCTTGAGTGTTAACAACTCCTCATAAAAGGAGCTAGAAATACCTACTGGTCTCGCTTTCTTCTGTTTAGTCTTCTTGAAATTGACTAAGTAACAATCGTACTTTGATGAATACGTTATGTCTTCCCATTTTACTCGTAAGACTTCTGACTTTCTTGCGCCTGTGCGTACACTGAATAAAATAAAGAGCTTTTTCATTAACCTGTTTTGTCTCTCATGGATAAATGCAGCTTCCGCAAACTCTTCAGCTTCAGGAATCCCCTCAAATGAACCAGCTGGATTCTTCTCTGTCGGCAATGGTCTAAAATTAAAAACGCTTGAGTCACAGTCGTGCTCTGACTCCAAGAATTTAATTAAACTTTTCAGTGCTGCGATTTTATTATTAATCGTTGCATTTGTATTGTTTTTATTTTTAGCCAAATAAATCCTATAATCCATTAAATCATTCTTTTTTATTATTACATCTTCATCATTTAAATATTCAATATCCTTTCCAACTTGATAATTAAAGAATTCTCTAATATGCCTTTCATAGGTGGTTCTAGTATTAGACTTTTCAATGTATACTGATTTGTCGTCCCTATTTCTCAAATCTAATTCATCAAACCATCTATTTATGTCATTAAAAATGGAGTAATCCCTAACAGATGGTGTTTGCTTTTTCATTTCCAAGGTTTCCACCTCATTTAATTTTATCCATTAAATAATTATCTAAATCATACCACAAATTTAACCAGTCAGTATCTTGATTAGAGCTTCTTAGCAGCATAATATTTGCATTGCAGATTTCTATTTGCTTCATTAAGTCATAAACGTCTAGCAACTTAATCAAAATAGATATATTCAATAAAGCACCTACTTTAAGTATAAAATTATTTACTCAATGAACAGCTGAATATTGTTTTGTCGCTTGAATTTTGTCGCCTACATTTATAACAGGTTTGCCAGTCAGTTCCTCAAAAAATTCATTTTCAAACCCTATCCATTCATCATTATGAATTTCTTCCTGCAAGTAATTAAGATATGCTTCTGATATTCCTGGTTGCTCTAAGAATTTCAAGACAATCATATGCTTTTTCCAGACTTTCTTTTTATTTTCTTCGGTATAAAATTTATTGTTGATCATTTTATTTTTATTCTCCTTATATGCATTTAATTGTATTATTTTGATCCTTAATAAGCATATGCTCTTTATGATTTCTTCTCATTGTAGTAACATTATTAGGTGTAAACACATCTGGATCTTCCATATGAAGATTAACACGAGTAAAGCTCTTAAGTTGTTTTATGTATTGATACTGTCTTAATGAAGTAACCTTATACTCTTCGTTTTTATTTGATTCTTCCATAGTCCCATCTCCCAACAACGTTATCTTATGTATCTTCATTATATCCGTTGCCAACAGATTATGCAATAATTAATTTTATTTTTATTCTAGACAAATAAACACATGTGCTCGATGTGTTTAAAATGTCTATTTTATTTAGTTTCATTCTGCTTAGGAAGCCAAGGTTTTATGTCGTGATCTAGCCATTTCCGCTTCATTCTCAAGGTGATTATCCTCTTGTGCTATTGTTGAATTGATTGCAGCCATTTCTTCATAGCCTTTTGCCATTTCTTCATAAGAAAATGTTTGTAATAATTGTTTTTTCATTCTAATTCCCCCATGTTCTCATTTTTCAGTTTTAGAATTCCTGGAACTTTCCCTTAAAATTAGAAAAGACGCCTGATCCAATGGATCAAACGTCTAAGACAGTATTATGTATTATATTTGTTTTTTACGCCCCACGACTAGCAGAGGCTACTGTAACATCTCCACTTGCAGTTTCAACAGATTGTTGACCACTTACGAAACCAACAGCTAATGCAAGTAAAATAACAAGACCGAAGTAAATTTTCTTCATTTTCTCACCTCCTTTCAAGGATGTCAACATTTAGAGTGAAATTAAATTCAATATTTCATCTGTATATCCACGTTTTTTAAGTTCAATAAGAGGCAAATTTAAACAAAGTTTATCGCCGGATTTTTTGAACTTCTTTATGCTTTCATGAAAGAAGGAGACATCATCATACAGTAGACCTTTAACATGATTTAGAAATCCTAAGTCATCATCCAAAACATTCAATTTCTCGATTTTTTCTATAATTGATGCTGCTTTCTCTAGTTCCTTCATGTTGACTAAATAATAGGCAACCTCAATCATATCCGGTATCTCGTTTGACTGAAAATCAATCCATTTATTATCTTTTGCCCAAACATTATTAAGAAAGCAAAGAGCTAGCTCTAATTTGTAGACGTGATGAGGATTTTCTTTTGCGTATTCCATCCCCTTTTCATAACATAATTTAGCTTCTTCATAATCTTCAAATATAAATGTGTTTCCATATGTCAAATAACCAAATACAATTAATCTATTGTTATTTGTACTTTCAATAACTTTTTGGCAATGAATCCTGGTATCTTCTAATTCGTAGTCATTCAAGGATATATTGGCTTTTAAAAGTTCAATTCGGCCATAATAACATTCTTTAATAAATCCATCAGGTAACTCTTCTATATCTAAAAATTGCGAAGTGCTTTTCATTAAACCGAATTCACCAATTTTCAGATATTCGTACATAATTAATATGTTTGAAAATAAAAACATTTCAGGGGTTTTTATTCTGAATTTACCCGTTTCTCTTATAGCATCATTTAACGTAATTTCACTTTTATTTAATCTTCTATGTATAGAGTAAATCTGACCCCATTCACGGCTTATTGAATTAGTTGATTCACAAAGATTTTTAATTAACTGGTCAGTAAGCTCATCCCACTGATTTAAATCGGAATATTCAACCGAGTGTCTTGCACATTTTTTGTTAGGGTCTAATTCTAAGAAGTATTCACTTAATAGCTGTTTTTCATTATCAGGAAACAAGCTTTTTACGATGTTTATTAAACCTTCTATGTTTTCCATTTCTTTTTCTGGGGTGTTCACAAACTTATAAAAACCATTTACTTTTTCATAACCGGCCAATTTAGCAAGTCTAGCTGCAAGCTGATTATCTTTTTCGCATTCGTTCTTAATCAACTGTTTTAATTTCAACTTGTCTCCCCCCTTTATTCACTTATCACTTCCCTTGTTTATAATATACCTCATAGTTGTCAGAATTTCAAGTATATATTTTATTTTTATTCTTTATTTGTTGTTAAATCAATGAATTTCTTATTTTACCTAAACACAATGAGGGTTAATCCTCATTGTGCATAATTGGCCAAATGCAACTTTCTACTCTCTTTTTTAGTTCTATTTTTGTTTTATTGTCTAATTTATTATATAGCTCCCTCATAAGCTGGCGTTGATTAATAACTATTTCAGCAAGCACTTCTCTATTTGTTTTCTTTAGTTTTGCTTTAGTTAACAACCACTCATCTTCATATCCGATAAACTCAAGAAGCAATGTTTCAAGCTCATTAACTTTACTCTCCAACCGATTTTTATACTCAGCTCCAGCTTTAAAACCTTTTTTGAAGTATTCACTTTCTTTAATTTGATTCCCAATGTTATTTATTATTTCATCTTCAGTCATATTGGTTTCTCCACTTCTAAATTAATATCATTTGAAATAACAACTTTTTCATTCAAAAAGTCTTTAATTGAATCTAACAGACTACCATCAAGTACTTTTTTTGTTATAAACTCTCCTGCTGCTCTTAATGCACCTTGAAAGAAAAACAGCGAATATTTACTGTTCTTTTTATCTGGTTCATCAAACGTACCTGGAGCTGCAAACTCAATTGTTCCGTTATTAAGTATTCTTGCTTCTCCTTTCTCAATTTTGCTGTTTAAAACTTGCAATGATTGATCCAAGGTCAAATTATTGTGGCCAATTCTCAAATGCAGATCTGCTGTAAAATTATTTATTTGGCTATACAATTTTTGACGATTCAATTTATTATAAATGTGTTCATTTGCAAAGTTTCTCCACGATTCGTTTTCTGTGGAAAGATCACTTATATTTAAATTCGTTAAAGAACCTAAAGATGCTCTGGTTATACAATAAGAAATTTCCTGAAGCTTTATTATTACAGCTGATATGTTTGAAAATTCCCTAAATATCCTTGCTGGTTCACCAACCACAATTTTCAAAATTTTATCCCCGCTGTTAAAATAATTTTCAAAGTCTTCTTCTGTTATACTGGAGCATTTATTTATATCTTTGTAGTCACAAAAAGAAGAGAAGTATTCAATAAGTACTACATTGTCATTAACTTTTGAATTTTTAATAAACGTTGCACCGTTAATAATCTTTAAATACTCACTAATTAACAATTGTTTGCCCTCTACTTTCCTTTTCAATTTTTTTAATTATGTAATCAAATAAAATAATGGCCTTCAATGAGTTTTCTTTTGTTCCATATTCAATATCCCCTCCGTGTAATATCGCATGACGACTAAAAACAGGAATGTTCTGATTATGTTCAAATCCATTTAGTACAGTCTCTATATAAAACTCTTCAATTTCTTTGTCATATTTAAAGAGCTTCTGGTTAACCAATATACTCTTTAGCTTATCCTTTACTAAAGAAAAATTCATTTTTCCAACATGCCCAGTTCCGTCAGCAATCGCCCCTTCAAGTTGACTTAGAAATATAGGTATTGAAAGAAAAAACAAATCGTTATTGTGTGCAAACACAGCTTCCTCTAACAAAGGAACCCTACGCTTTAGCCAATCTATGTTACTCCAGCTTTTTAATAAGTATTTAACTCTAAAATGGTCATAATATTTAAATAGAAGATAATAAAATTCCTTCTCTTTGTCTCCTTCCGAATAATCAAAAATCTTTGCTACATCAATTGTTAAACGAAGTGGAACGTTTCCATTTGGCGGAAACCCATGACTTATCATTACACTCTTATATTTAAAATCTAAAGGATCTAGCATTTTATTTATATTTTGTTCAAAATTCGTTAGAAATTTCTCGTTAAAACTTTTTATTTTATGAGAAAATTCATTTACTTCTGTTTTAAACACGAGTGCACTCTCCCCTGCCTGTTTTCTTTTACCTTTCTATTTTTGTTTACAACCCTTTTCAAAGCCGCTTCCATTCAACACACTCAAACCGCTTCTGATACAAGTCTTCAAGTATGGCAACCCATTCAATCCAACCTTCTGCCACAATGCTTTTCTTTTCCCCATCCTCAATCCACTCTATCCAATACACCTAAATACTCCTAACGCTTTACGACTTGGATTTCCCTTACCTCACATTGGACATTACACTTTGTTTTGAGCTCACTTGCAACCTCAATGACTTCTAACATATTGTACATTTTAGAAGCTTCGTGGAGGTCACTGGATGTCAAATAACCGCTCTCATCTAACTTAAATGATTTGAAGTATTCATTGTTTTCAAACTGCAACACATAAAAATAATCAAGCAAAGGCATAAATCAACCTCTTTTAAATAATTTTGTAATCCTCATTGCTAATGGCAGCAGACCAATTAACATGAAAAAGGCAATAACGTTAAGCTTATTTTTGAAAAATAGGCTGGCCAAATTCCTTTCCATGCATCTGCTGTTTCTTTATCCATGAGTTCTTTAAACTCTTCATCATAGACCTGATCAACAAAAATAAACTTAATGCCAGTCAATAATCCAACTCCAAGCCAAATAATTAAAAACTAAGCTAAACCAATCATTTGTTCCCTCCCTATATCGAACGAAATTTGCTATTCTTGAGTATGTCGAATAAATTATGTAGGTGATCTTGTGGAAGAGAAATACGAAACAAACGGGTATGATACTTCAATCGTTTATGATTACAAAGAGTATCCTGATGTAAAATACGGTCGCTGCGACAATTGCGATTACACTTTGTTCAAAAGCTCTGTGAAGAGTGGGATATTCTTACGTGAATGCCGGCGTTGCGGTATGAAAAAGAGCATTTAAATTAATGCTCTTTTTAGATAGATTAACTTTAAAACAGATCATTTTTTAATTTATTTGATTATTTCCTCGTTAATAAATTTCATTATATCTTCATGAAAATTGTAAACAGGGACAACATAGTTTTTCAGATTAAAAATTTCTAAAATCTTGTTATAATGTACTCTCATATATTTCAACTGAAACTTATATGCATCTTGTTCCCAGGGCTGTTTAATATAAGCTTCAAAATCTTCGTAAGGAGAGATTTCGTTTTCTATTTCATAAATATTATTGGAGTATTGCCATGCATGTCTAATTTCATGATAAATGTTTCCGATTAATTTTATTAAATCAGCTGGAGTGAATTCATATTTAAAAAGGAACAGATGGATTTCTTTAATTTCACTCACTGTAGATCCTGAAGCAAGTGAATTTTTATCTAATATTTTATTGTAATGTTCTTTCGAATACACTTTATTATCCTTATGATCATTAATAAAGTTTTGTTGATCATAAAACACAATAGTCCAATTTAAGTTGTTATGGTCATCTGGAAGAAAGTTAATACACTCATTTAATTTCAATAAGAACTCAGTATTTATTTTGCCTTTATAGTTCATAAATTTGCCCCTCTCTAATTTTGATAATAGAATGATTTTATTTAAACACCTTGAGTATAGCCTGATTTGTCAATAGTCACGAGATGTTCGATATCTTCGTAATGCTCTGCATTCATAACCTCAAAAATATCAACGCCTAGATTTTTCTTCAAATTGCTTTTTGCATGCAAAACAATCATATTGTCAGCATTAATACCATTTGGCATTTGTGGTACACCCGCATCTGTTTTGATTTCTACACCGTTTACATTGAAAGTTACTTTTACTGTATTTTGCATTGTAGCCTCTCCTATTCCCTATGAAAGTACGATTTTATTAAGAAGCTTCATTTTCATATGATAATTGATATGTTGCAATTTCAGAAACTACAATGTCTCCAGAGAAATTGCCATCAACATATTCTTGTTGCAAGTAAATTTCTTCCTCATTCTTGAAGAGATTCTCTGCATCTTCTATATCAGATACGGCTTCTGATCCCATCTGATCTTCGACCGTAAAGACTAAGCATTTTTTCAGTTCAGTACCATCCTTAAGAGCTACGTTTGCTAATACATATCCATTAGGCTTAAGTTTTTCTATTTCTGATAATCGGTTCTCGATAGCCTCCTGAAGGACTAATGAAACAGTTCTGTTATTACTTTCGCCTAATGCTATCTCTAGTTCACCAATTTCCTCTTTTAGCACTTTAATTTCTTCTCTCATTTTGCTTTCTCTCCTATCCACTTTTATCTGAACTTCACTTTATGTAGACCTAGAAAAATTGTAATTACTTCCTATGCTTGTAACTTTAGTATATCATTTTCATCCTGAGCGATCGATATGATTATGACCTTTTTCGAATATCAGCAATTCCTGCAGTTCGATGTTTAAGTATGTACATACCTTATCCAACAGCTCTCTCGGATACCTCTCCATTTCGTCATTATAAAGCTTTCTGACGGTTGGATACTCATGATCAATATCTCTAGATAGCTTCCGGATACTGATCTTTCTTTCGTCTATTATGGGCTTTAAATTTGATTTAATCATTGTTGTCACCTACTTCATTTAGTGAAAGAATATCTTCTATAACTTCCTTTAATAATCGCACTTCGGCTTGTAACACATTTAGCTGAACGGTTTCATTTGGAAGCAATTCATAAGAAAAGTCACTGTCCTTTTCCTGAAGCTTTTGAAGCCTTTTCTCTTTACGTTTTAACTTTCAAAGGTATACATTCCGATTATTTCTTGTTTGTTCAATTCCAATTCCTCCAGATAATTTACTCAGGCTTTAACAAAATGGCCTTTTGATTTCTTAGTTCTGTTATTTCGATATATTGTTCAAGTCCTTGATCAATTAAAAACTTATACATTTTTTCAGTATGTTTATCTTTTTCCTCTGTCGGCATCCCACGAAAAGCCATATTCCCACTAGTATAAAAAAGATAATAATCATCCCATAATTTTTCAAACTTAAAACCTGCGGATTGATTACTTAGACCTTTCACTCTACTCTTAGAACTTTCTGATTTTCTGAAACCTCCCTTTGTTAAGGTTCGCTGTACTTTTGATTTCAATGAAGTTGGTAGCATCGGTTCTCCTCGTCTCTATGTTTTTTCTTTAATCTTATAATAACATGATCATTTTAAGTTATCAATATTTATTTTATTTTTACTCTAATTTTATTTTTGTCCCTTTTCTTTAAAATTGTTGTTTTATCTAAACTCTCCATTCTTTGCGTATTCTTTCAAATTCTCCACTATCTTTAAGTTGCTGTAATGCAGTATCATGTGGGTCAATAATCGCATTTCCACATGAACAATCATACTGAATAGTGACTTCATTTTCGCAAACAAGACATTCTGGCGGAGAATATGGTGGAGAAATATAATCTTCTTTATCTTTCAAAACTGGATAACTCATGTCGAAATAGGCTTTCAACTGCCTGTCATTTAAAGTTGCTAGGTATGCTAGTATTGCATTGTCAGAACCTAGCTTCTTCAAAATGAACTTAATCCTTTCCTCACGATTCCTCGGCTTTTTCATTTCAGTTATACCCCTCACTTAATCTCATGCCCTAGCAATGAAGCAACAGTGACAAGTTGATTTTTAGTAAGTGGATAATCTTCAATAATATTGTAGTTTTCATCAATCAAATCAATAATTGAGTCAGGCTTACCTTCATTCTTTTTAAATTCATTCTTTATCCGATCAAATACTTCTTTTGCTTTCTGCTCTGTACCTAAGTTCAATCCTAATAATTGATTAATTTCATTTTTTTCATGATTAAGCTCATAAAAAGCTAATCCCCAAGTATTTTTGTTTTGTTCCGTCATTTGCAATCTCTCCATTTCTTTGAATTTAAGAAAGTCCTAACTTTCTCAAACATACTTTGCAAGCCCAATCCTTGTTTGCCATTAGCTTAGATTCTTCGATTCCTGTTTCAAAGTAATCTGTGCTTTGACCATACTTTCCACAAACAGACTTGTTATCAATAAAAGCGTGATATTTCGCCTTTGGATGTACCCAATCATGATCTGTTAGATTACTTTGGATAACAGGCAACTGCCAGACTAAGTTATTCTTTGTCATCTTCACGTCACCTTTTCAACCCATGTTATACATTGAATTGATTTCACCTATTAAATTTTCCTCATGATCATAAACTTTTCTTGTCTCGATACAGACAACAACATCCCCTGTAGGACTAGAGAAAACAATTTTTCCACCGTCATTAAACATAAATTCTAACCCATCCAATTTAAAGACTGTTTCAAGGTATTGTTTCACTGTACCCTCATTCATTTTCATCCCTGCCCTCTTTATCATTCTCATATGATTCAATTTGCTGATTAACCAGATCAATAACGCTTGGTTGCTCTTCATTCAACTTCTTAACTGTATTCATCCATTCGTTGTGGCTAACTTCTTTCATTTCAATCTCTCCATTCTGTTTATGAATTGTTCTTTTCACACAGCAAACCCTCACTGTGTAATTTCTCTAATAGCTCTACTTTTGATTTTGTACTCATAACCATAAGAGCTAATACAGCGTTATTGGACGTGTTTACATTAGAACCTGTATTCATATGCGTTTCAATTTGTTGTTTGTCATATATTAAATATTCACCAATGCAATATTTTTCCATCCACTCAGGCATTTTCCAAGTCATTTCAATCTCTCCCATTCTATTTAAATCTTTTAACCTTTAGCTTTCCAAACTTGCCAACCATTCGACTCAGCGAAAGAAGATTTCACTTTCTCCCAATCCCATTCAATGCCTTCATAATTCTTTGCAGGTTTCTGCCCTATCTTAACAGCACAATAATAATCTTCATTTATTACGAATACTGGTCTATCAGTTCTACCCGATTTGTATTGACATTCCGCCATGTCGCTATTATCCCAACCGAAGACCATAGCCAGCATTGTTTTACCTGTATATCTTTTCATCTCTTTACACCCTCATTCTGTATAAAATATGCATTTTATTTTGATCCTTAAATTATGTAATCATTACTGTATTTTTAACTTGATTAAAGTATACCATGATCGCTTTAAATTATAAATAGTAATTTTATTTTTATTCTAAATCTAGAAATCAACGATTGTTTAGAATTATGAATTAAGCAATAAAAGTTTTGATGTATCCATCATGTAATAAGATATATTATTTATAGTTTCCCCGTAAGATTGTTCACCCTCAAAATCATTGATTACGTCTTTTTCTTCTGTTGTCATATCTTGATACTTAACCTTCCCATATGATGGAGGAAGCCAGTTTTTCTTTTGGCTACCAAAAATATTAAATTTCTTTAGAATTTCCATATCTTTAAATTCAATATGACACGTTCCTTTTTTATAGAAAGTTAAATAGAAGTACTTTAACTCTATTTTCCTCGTCTCCCCATAATGCTCAGCTAATTTTAGAGTTTCATCAATATTTATGTCTTCTGTCAGTCCATTGTCAAGATAATTGAAAACTTTTTCGATATCTTTCAACTTTTCTAAGACCTTATAGTCTGTTGGAGTATACCGACCATCTAGCCAGCTATAACCGTTCAATGGGATAATCACTTTTTTGTTAATCTTGTACGACTTATTTGTTTTCCACCCATTATATAAGTGCACATTTTTTGATGATTCATCATAATAATGTTTGTGGCTAAATTCTTCAAAAAGATTAAGTATTGTGTCCTCTACCCCCTGTGTCATCTCTTTGCTCATCTGAATTCTTAATGTATAGATATTGAATAAAGAAAAGTCATAGTCTTTTAATTCCTCAACATGCTGTAAATATTTTCGCTTCAGATTGCTTGTAAAGAGCCCCATAAATTGATCATTATTAAATAACGTATTCCAATACTTCTCCCTAATTTGTTTTATATATGCATTCTCTATATCATTTTCTTCGTTATTCTTATCAATTTGAAGCCTCAATATTGGAGTACTATTATCATTGAAACTATGCAGCATTAAGGGTTTTAAACTATTGTATTCATTGATTAACTTTAAACCCGCTTTGATTTCATAATTGAATTGTTCTACAATCCCTTTTATAAAGTCTGCATTCACTAACTGTGTTGCTTTATAGTCGATATTAACCCTATGAGACTCATCTTTTTTCAATTCTTCTATCAGAACACTGCTATATTCTTGTTTTTTAATACTTATGTATATTAGTGCCGTTTCAACTTCTGTACTTCGCTCTGAGTTCGAAAAAGCATTTTGAATGTACTCAACTTCTGCGTTTATTTCTTCTAGTTTACGAATAAGAAATTTTCTGTCTTTAGAATATGGATTTTTAAACGTTTCGGCATTTAACAGGCAAACAATTTGGCCGGATCTTTGTTGCTTCTCAATTAATTCAATCGCTTTTAATAAGTGTTTAACACCGCTGCTGAAAGGTGGATTCATAAAAATCAAATCGTACTTCTTGTATGTTCTAAACGTCAGAAAATCATCTGCTATCACTCTATAATCTTTGCCTTTAAGTATGTGCCGTAAGTTTTCATCTTGTTCAATTGTATCAATATCGTATTTCGAATTCCGTCTATAGTTCTTAGTGTATTTGAATTGATTGTGAATAGCTTCTAATAAGTTTCCTTTACCTGCTGACGGCTCTAGAACAGAATTAATATGCTTCCATTCTATTTTTGATGTCATTTTTCTAATTAATTGCGTTGGTGTTGGATAAAAATCCACATTATCTTTAAACATTTTAATTTCCCCTTTTGTGAGGGAATGAGATGTTTACCCATCCCCTCTTTATAGACTAGGCTTATAAGTATTGATTAAAGGTTTGAAGCTTTTTTCGTTTAAATAATCTAAAACCTCATCAAATTGTCTTTTGTCACAAGAGTGGTACTTACTATGAATTATTTTGATCCCCTCTGGTCTAACCTCAACATTATTCAATACTGTGTCGGGTAGTGAGTGCCACCCTTTGAACATCAATAAATCTGAATAGAAGTGACGATAATATAAATTTCTTTTATTTTCGGGTTTGTATGTCAACTTGATTGCATTATCATATTGAGCATATTTCATTGGCTGATAACTATCATATGTTACTCTTTCGGTAATCAAAGACCCAAGATCAGATATGTAGAATAGAGTATATTTTTCACCTTTTTCAAGTTCAGCATTTTTGAATTGCTCTTGAATACTGTCAACTTCCTGGAGAATTCTGTATAAAGAAATTTTCAATTCTTCAATTTCTACTTGCTGGATAATATTTTTATTCAACTTGAATTTTTTTAATTTTAACTTCTCTTTTAATGATGCTTTATATTTGTTCCAGTCTTCCTTTTTCCAAGTCTCAAACATATTTAATTCTTCAATGACCGAAGTTGAAATGTCTTCTAACTTATCTGCTTGATATTTTAACTCCTGTACTTCTTCTTCATTTAACGTTTGCTTATGAGAAATCGACTTTTCAATTTTTGCATTATCCACTAAACCGACATACCTTGCATAAGAGTAGCCTTGAGCATCTACAATAAATTGTAATTTGCCATTGTAGTACACACCTACACCGTACAAATTCCATTGAACAGTTTTCTTTTCTAAATCGTCCATATTGTAAAAGTCAATCATTGAGTTGATTCTATTGTCTTCCGTAAAGCTCCCACCTGTTTCAGATAAGAAATCAAAATCATTTAGTAGCATGTTAGAAAAGTTGATTAGAGCTTCTTTGATATTGAAATGCACTTCCTTTGTTATTTTTACATTTTCGAGAGTAAAATCTCCTTTGGTAACCTCATCTTTATATTGATCAAGTGTGCTATTCTTATTTAAGTTTGCGAACTGTGAATCAATAACAAAATACTGTTGTTCTTCGTTCAATTGTTTTACTACAATGCTGCTATAGATATTTTCAATTTGTTTCTTTTCTTCTTGTTGTTGTCTCTTATATTCAGCATTTTTGATTTCTTGTTCTTTTAGATATTTCTGAAGTTCTTTTTCTTTTCTTGCTTTCTCGGCTTCTTCAAATTCTTCAAGCTTTGAATCAAACAATGTCATATCTTCTTTAATTTCTTCGGTCTGTTCTGTCTCTTTGTATTCCCAATCTAATGAAACATGACCATAGAAATTGTAACTGCCAGCATAATCAGTATATGGATCAGCTGGGCTGTAGCAATGGCGATAATTGTTTAAAAGACTGTTGCAATAATCATAGATTGCAGTCAAATAAACTGAACCTTTTTCATAAGGGCTTGACTTGATTGTAATGTTAATAGTGCTATGTAAATAGCTTCCTCCAGTGGTGACAGAGAATTTGCATTGTGGGAAACGTTGTCTTACATGCTTTCTAATTTCCTTTGCCATTTCTTTAACTTCTTGTTCCTGATTAACTTCGAACTCATGCCATTGTGTTGTATCCCACAAATCAATTTTTTCGACCTTAGATTTCTTTTTGATTTTAGTGATTGTTTTAGAAGATTTAATTTTGTGTTTTGTTACGCTATTAGCGACTTGCATAGACTTTTCTGTGCGTTTGCTCCACCAGCATTTTTTGAATCCAGAGTATCGAAAACCGTTTGATTTAAGATGAGTTAACACCTCTTGTTCTGGTTTGCTTTCAAAATAAAGCTCAATTCCGTTTAACTCTTCATTAATCCTTAAAGCAACTGTCATTTTCAACCTCTCCATTCATCATAGTAATATTATTTTTATTCTAATTTCATGTAATAATTTCTTATCCCCTTAACTTGTTTTAAGTATAACATGATCACTATAAATTATCAATGGTTATTTTATTTTTATTCTAATGAATTTATATAAGTTTTCGTTCAGCTTGCTGAACAAAACCGGACGTAAAGCGCCCTTCTTTACGGACGTATGTACTTAAAATGTTCTCCTTTTTAAAATTTATTTTTATACCCTTTCCCTAAAGACTTAGGCTCTGAAACCCTTGATATGACTGACTTTTTTTCAAAGTTTAAGAGGTTTGTTCTATTAACCTATTCATTTAACCATTCTAAAAGCAGCTTCCTCATCCTTAAAGATGGAATGAATAATGTTATTTCTTTACCATCTCTTATACCTGACCTCCATATCCACTGCACTAATTCAGATAAAGCAAACAAATCCTGATCAATTGTAATATTATATTTATTCTTAAAGTAACTATAAAGGATTGTATTAACGTATCTATTTATTGTATAAGCTAAATGTTTCTTATGCTTAAACTCATTTGTAGCACGTGCATTACAGGAAACAAAGCCTTTTGTATATCCATTACCTTTTATTTTATTCTTATGTTCTGAATAAGTCGTCCACATAGCTTCATCGCTTGATGACTTAACAATGTTGTTAAAGTAATTGAATACATTGTTCTTTACTTTTTTGATTGTATAAGGTGACTTATCTTTATACCAGGTTGACGACAATGAATAATCTAACTGGCCTACAGCATTTAAGTTACCTTCATATATTTTAATCTTATTACGGATCATTTCCTTAACGTTGTTCTCAAAGTCCTTATTGTATTGAGTGAACCGGTATTCCCCATCTATGTAGGATGACACATATTTTTCATAAGCAATTCCATTCACATCATAGTAATACCTTTGTATCTGAGCATCAAACATGTAAGTTAATATGTAAACCTCTTTAAACAATTTGAATACCTCAGCTGGAAAGTTCCAAATCAATATACTGTCTTTAAAATACACAAGATTATTGTTCAATGCCATATCTCTAATGTCATTGTAACGTGTCTCATAATCCCTTTTATCTTCGTTCCATTTAACAAATCCATCTTCAACATAGATAAGATTAGAATCAAATAGTGTTGTAAGATCATGTGTCTTCACTTGTAGCTGCTCAACTACTTCCATAACCTCATCTAATATTAAAGTATAGTTACCTGAAAGGATAAGCTCTTTTGTTTCATCGTTTGCGTTCTTAAATAAGTTATGGGTTGCAACTATGTTTTTATTCTGTGATAAGAGTTCATGAAGTGATTCAAATTTATATTGAGTCTTATCCCCTTTTGTTCTTACTTTAGGTTCATACATTTGTCTGTTGGTTACACTTTTCTTTATCCGCTCAACCTCATTAAGATAAGGTGTGACAAATATAAAGTTATCTTCTGGGTTAGCGTTGTTCATGTAGTTAATAGCTGCTGATGTCTTACCAGATCCCATTATGGAATCAACTACTTTAACTTTATTCATTTAGCATCTCCTTTTGATTTAATTAAAATAAAGGAACGATAAATATTTACCGCTCCTTATTTACAGTTTGATATTTAACTGGTGTGTTCAAGGTTCATGTTGTTTAACTTTGCTTATCTCTTCTCTGTACTCTAAAAGGTCTGAATCAATTCTGTCAGTTGTTTTCTTGATGGAGTCAATATCTTTCTTGAGCATTTCTAATTCCTTAGCAAGCTGCCGAATAGCATCCAGGAATTTTTTCTCCACTCATCTCACCTCAATGATTTAATTATACCATGAGGCCTATATGCTTAGTGTGACTTGTTTCTTAGTTTAAGGAATACAAAATAGATGATCCATAACAGTATGGCAATGATACATGTGACTACAAAAATTGTGTTGATTAGTGCCTTTCCTTCGCTGCTGAAGTAATCTTTGATGAGCTGAAACATTAAGAATAAGCCAATGAATGTGATATGGGTAAACCATAGTGAGAATCGTTTCATGTTTACAATGTGCTTGATCATGTTATAATATGGGTAGAACTAAAGGAGAAGTTCATTCCCCTTTAGCTTGGTACTCATCTGCGTATACGTTTGCGTTGTCTCTTGCTACGGAGTCGCTTGCGTATACGCTTTTTCTTTTTGCTTGTCCCATTCTTTAGGTTTCTTATCTTCTCAACTATTGTTAGACTGTTGATTGTAAGAACCGTTAAAGATATGAGGAAAGCAACTATGATACCCACTTTCTCAAGCACTATGTACACCTCCTTTCCTATGACTCTATTATAACATAGTTAACCTATAAAGTCATTTTATTTTTACTCTAAATAATTATATTTTGTTGGTGAATGTGATGATACTTTAATTGGTCTGTATGATGGTTTAGCTGTTATGATAGCAATGTATTGGGATGAATATAGGATGGATTAGATAGATATTATATTTATTCTGAGAGCGTGTGTGTTGAGTAATATGCGAAGGATATATGATTATATAAGATATGGTTATGTAAGATATGGTTATGTATAGTGATGAGGATAAAAATAAATATGTCTTCGATTCCCTCGGATTCGTTATAAATACGATTATCTTTAATGAACGGTTATTCATTTTTATATTACCGACCAATTTATTTTTTAAAATTTATTCTTGTGTTTGGCCTGGAATTATGTTAAAGCTGTGTTGAATAAATAGGATTAAGGAATTCCCTACATAAGGTATATTATATAGGGTTTTCACTACCATTATATGGGGGTACATTTACATCTAATGGTGAAATCAAGGGAACGAATGTGCCCATAGCACTTCCATTTCCACACCCTATCCAAAATTTCATTTTCCCAATTTCACATTAAATCGTCCTTTTTCACATCGTAATCGCTATCGTAAAAGCCTTTTATATCAACATTTTCCCCTATACAAATTTCTCCTTTTTCATCAATTTCTCCTTAAAACGACTTCTTTCCCCTACTCTCACTTACGTTTTACGATCGTTTGCCCCCTATTCACTAATTAAAGTATCAAATATCCTTATGTTTACTGTCTTTTTTAGCCCTTTATAAATTTTTACGATAAACATGTTTTTCGTGCAAATAACATTACGATATGCAAACCAAATCCAAAATAAAAAAGGTGATCTTAATTCGATCACCACCTTTTCTTGTGTCTATTCCCACTTTTCATCATCTGATATCCATTTATTTGCCCGTAAATCCAATGATTTATAATCATCATGAATAACAAAGTATGAAGGCAAGTTCATTTTATGACCTTGAGCTGCTTTCCAACACTCATAAAACCACTCTGTGAATGCTTTATGTTCTTCCCTTTCTATTTCAATATCGTTGTTTTCATAAAACTCATCAAATTCCTTTTTATTCTCCCTAGATAGTTGAAAATACTTAATATCAGGTATAACTTGAGTGCTCCCTGAAAAAATTGTTTTGTCTTCTCCTTCATAAAACACTTCTCTTGCCTCTTTATCCATTGAAAACATTCTTATTGATATCTCAAATCTTGTTGGATCAATAAAGGCAATGTAGTCCACTAAATCAATATCAATATAAAAATTGTAGTTGATTGTTTTTTTGATTTCCCTTGCTAATAAAATTGAGTGTTGATCGAGATTTTGCTTAACTGTTTTGATATAGTCTTCCAGTGAGAACATTTAATTACCCCTTTTCTTATTTGTTTGCTTAGTAAAGTAGTAAACCACCCATCCAATTAGGATGACAGACAGCCCCCAATACTTTTGCCCAGTTGGAAGCATGTAAGATACTAAAATAGCTAAGATTAGTGACGGCAACATAATCATGTAGTATTTCTTTCTATTTTTCATAATCTTCTTCCCCTTTTTATTAACAAACTTAATACGCATATATCGCCTATTAGTTTCGATAATACATCTGAAATTAAAAATTTTTGAAATTAATGTTTACAAGAATAAAAATAAAATATATAATCAAGTCACCTGCTAAACACAGGAATTTTTATTATTTTTATTTAGAATAAAAATAACATTACTAATGGAGGTGATTGAATGAAAAAACAGTATATGTTTAGTAACTTAATTGGTTTTCTTGAAACTAAAGTTATTAATGAAACAGCAACACCAGAAGAAGAAAACCTTTATCAAGACTATTTGTGGTACGGAACAGTTAATAAAAAAAGTCATACATACAGAAATTTAGTGTCTCAATATTTAAAGAGTAGTTATTAAGAATAAAAATAAAATAGTTTATTAATTTACAAGGGGAGAATTTATTGAAAGGAAAAAAAGACGGTCTTAATAAGCAAGTACATATTTACAGTATTGATACTTCTGCTTTTTATAATGATCAAGAAAACAAATTACATAACAAGATTTTAAAATCATATAGGTACAGAGAACATCTCAAAAAACTTGAACATGTTGATAAAAAACATAAGAAGTACATAACGCAAAGGATTATTTCCTTAAAAGAAAAGCTTTATAACGCCTTTAACGATCATATTCAAATAAGAACACTTAGAACAGATTCTCTGAAAGATAATAATGTGATTTCATTATTTGATTCAGTCTTAACTCGAACGCTGGGAATCAAAGAAAACTCTCTCTCTGAAGAGATCATGGTTGTCCAAACTTATCACTTTCAAATTTTAAGGGACATTATTGATAAAGGATTCATACATAACAATGAGAAATACGTTTATTTCACTAGCAGTGCCGGTCAAATAAGAACAAAAAAATCTTGTTTTATCAAAAAAAGCACCTTAGATAAGTATCAAAATGCTTTAACTTGTGGTCTTAGTGTGGAGCATATCAATGCTCAAGGTGGAAGCAGCATAAACAAATGGAATAGCTACATGGCCTTATCGAATAGCGCCAGCAGTCCATGGGAAATTGAAATTGATAAAGCAATTGTCGTAAATGACTTAGAAACAAATGTTTCCAGCCTAGTTGATTATATTGACAGGGATACATATGAAATCACACGTAAGATTATGGATATTCCTATAGAACATACAGATGGTTGTGGAATGATGCTTCCTAGTTTGAGCCAGAAAAGCTTTATGGTCAGATTGCCTTGGGTTAAGGGTCTACTAGTTCCATTTGATTTTAGAAAGTTTGCTGAAAAACACAGTTCATTTATAGTTAAGGACGTCTACGGTAAAGAATGGGACATTATTAAAGATGATATCCAAATAATTTTTACGAAAAGCCAGTTTAAGATGTGGAAGTACTATGATTCTTGGGATGATTATCGCTCTAAATTTAAAAAGTATGGATGTTTAGGAGCTAAATTAAATGAAGAAGATCCATCTGTTGAGGGAAAACTGACTTACCAGATGCTACAAACACTCACTGATATCACAGATGAGGAATTGAAACAAATCAGCTCAAAAACTGTTAGTGAGATTACTCAATTAGGCACTGATAAAGAAACAATGATGAAAGTTTTGGGGGCTACCGAGAAAAATAAACATAAAACAAGCCTTCAAGAAGCTCTTCTAATATATCCTGAGCTGCTAAATGATGATCACACCAAAGAAATCATTAAGAATAAGAAGAAGAGTATGATTAAGGACGCCAAATCAGGAAAATTACTTGTCAGTGATGCTAGGTATACATATTTATGTCCTGATCTATATGCTTTTTGTGAAAGATTGTTTCTTGGAATTCAGAATCCGAAAGGACTGCTTTCAGGAAGCAATGTCCATTGTTCTTTATATGATGAAGGGTATATTGATATCCTCCGCTCCCCTCACCTATACAGAGAGCATGGAGTTAGGTGGAACAAAAAAGATGAGAAATATGAAAAGTGGTTCATTACCCCAGGTGTTTACACAAGCATTCATGATCCGATATCTAAGTTGTTGCAGTTTGACAATGACGGGGATAAGGCCTTAATTATTTCTGATGAGTTAATCGTCAATATTGCCAAGCGTAATATGGAAAACATCGTTCCTTTGTATTATGAAATGTCAGTAGCCCAGAAACAGGAGATTAATAGCAGGAACATCTATGAAGCACTAACTCTTGCTTATGGGATCAATATCGGGGAGTACAGCAACAACATCACTAAGATATGGAACAGTGACAATATAAATCTGGACGTGATCAAATGGTTATGCATGGAAAATAACTTTACTATCGATTTTGCAAAAACCTTATTCATGCCTACCCGCCCTGATCATGTTGATGAAAAAATCAAAGATTACATAAAAAATAAAGTCCCCCACTTCTTCATCAATGCAAAGGATAAAGAAGAACATAGCGTTGAGTTAATAAATGAAAGCACAGTAAATAAGTTAGACTCCATTATCCCTTCTGACCGAATTAATTTCGCAGCAGTGGCAGGAAAATTTGATTATCGCTTCCTGCTCAAGAGCAGGGAGATTAAATTGGACGATACAATTATTCGTGAATACAAACGATTAGACCAAAACAAGAAATGGCTCATGAATGATGAAGACATTAAGCCTGGACAAAAACTTTATGTCTATAAGGTCATTAAAGACAGGTTATTGAAGATTCATCAAGACGAGCAATATGTTACTGATGTTTTAGTTAAGCACCTATACAAGAAAAAGAGTAAGTTTAAGGCAACTTTGTGGGAGTGTTTCGGTGAAAACATTCTTAAAAACCTAGAAGTCAATTTAAAATCAACCAAAATTTGTTTATCATGCAATAAACTATATAAAACCAAATCAAATAAAAAGAAGTTATGTGACAAATGCTCTAAGGAAAAACTCAGAACCTCTTGGAGGAATAGCAAAAGAAAACAAAGAATGTCCTAGAATAGAAAGTGCCCTGAGCCTTACTCCCCCAAGGGGTACAGCGATTTTACCGGAAAAAGTTTAACGAAAAAAGCGCCTTGAACCCTTGATATGACTGGTCTGAAAGCCACTTTTGAGATAATCGCCATAAGGGAGAAAGAAAGCTAATTTCCACATATAAGGGTGAGTACGTCTCCCGTTTTTCAAAAGAAGCATAAACGTTACCGTAATTATACTTTAACACAAAAATAAACAATATCACTAGGAGGAATTAAAACATGAACAAAACAGAATTTGTTGGAGAAGTTGCAGAAAAATTAGGAGTTACTAAGAAAGAAGCTGCGCCGAAAGTAGAAGCAGTATTTAATGTGATCGTTGAAACACTCACAAAAGGTGAATCAATCAAGATTCCAGGAGTTGGAACGTTTGAAGTTCGTGAACGTGCAGCTCGTAAAGGGAGAAATCCACAATCGGGTGAGGAAATTGATATTCCAGCTACTAAGGCACCTGCCTTCAAAGCTGCAAAAGCTCTAAAAGACGCAGTGAAAGCTTAATAAAGTATCCTTCCTCCCTTTTCCCTAGAATGCGGTGGCGAAAAAGGTAAACGCGTAGATCGAGGTGGTATGACTGACCTTCGGGAATCTCGAGGCCAACCTTCAAGAGAATACTAATAGTTGGCGAATTGTCATCCATGAGAGGTGCAAATCCTCTCCCGCATTCATCTCCAGGTTAATTAATTAGAGTTCTTTTATTGATGGCATGGGGGTATCGTCAATAATAAGCTGTTTACTGATATGTGGGATATCAGTTCTCCGCTAATATTCATTTGTTTGAGGACTTGGAATGCCAGGGTTTCGGATAAGTGGATATTAGCGGGAGTATTGCCCCATCGTGGATGAAGCTTTTTCTAAACATTGCTATTCTCACTTTCATACGAACAAAAGCATTAAATTCGACTTTACAGCTACAACTGGTCATTGTAGTTAGTCGGATAATGGTCATTTATGAGGGTTCGAGGTTAACTCGGATGACTGTATCTAAAAGAGACAGGTAAATGGCTATTATCGGGCTAAATATGCCGATAAGACTTAACGCATTAATGCAAATTGCGACTGAATCCCATCAGGGTCTTATTATGGGTGGCATATAGCCTGAATATTAATTGCGGTGTATTGCTTCGGCTTGCACTTAGGTAAGGTAGATGCGTCTCCCTTCCCTTTAAATAATGCCCTTGTAAGCTTTGATGCTTATTATGCGGCCACATAAAAATTTTTCCGGGTTAGCGAGGCTTTGTAATTACATACCCTCGTAAAATAAGTGAAATGGTTTTTGGGCGCTTGATCACCGCTTTCGGTCTTGCCTTTTCAATTTGACTTAGCAACACATTCGCTATTTTATTCGCTACTTCTCCTTCAATGTTCTGTATGGAGACTCACCTTTCCCATGCACATACCTCCTTACACGGGTCAGAGAAAACTGTGCAAAATAAATGGCGAGCGTTTGAGACGCTTTATTTCTCAATAAGGCGTGTAACCTGACAAGAGAGACTAAAAATGCCATTGAGAAGGCTTATTAGGGTCTTTCCTTCTCAAATTATTTTTCCCTCGGCTCTCAGACTCTGCTGAGCAGTTGGCGAGCAACATAAAAACTTGATATATAAGATGTAGGTAATAGGAACTTTAAACACATTCCAGGAAGTGTGTATTATTTGTTGTCATAGCTCATCTGCCATGTGTAGAAGGAGCCAGCTGGATTTCGCACAGAGATAACCAGCCTTTTATGCTCATGTACCATGATGTACAAAGAGTTTCTGAAGACGTTATTTGGCGTCTTTTGTTATTTTCGGCTTACTTATAGTTTGTCGACTACAAAGGTTTCAGTCGCTGAACCCGTAATCAGTTTATTCCCTGTCGATCTGAAGGCTTGCGTTCCTACGTGAGCTACTGACGTAGGTGAAACGGGGTTAGGATGCAGTCAGAACAAGGTCATCTAAATTGCTAGAAGGCCTTTTTGTGCTTGCGTTTTACTTTACCGATCAGCCGGAATGTGCTTACGATCCTTCCGGTACGCAAGTTATCAATAGTCTCCTTCGGGCGTTTCCCCAACGCCTATCCGACTTATCTTTTCATCTCCTTTATATCCCCTTTTCGGACGTTACCGATGCTTCGGATCATCGGGCTTCCGAAGGAGCTTATTGTACGTAAATAAAACACATATTGGAGGAATTTAATTTGGCTAAGAAAGTTCATACAGTAAATTTAAAAGGTAACTATACTTACATTGATGGGATTATTGAAGAAGAAACAAAAACAGACATCGAGCGTTATGATCTGAATTCAATTTTAAAATCATTTGATGGTCGGAAAGTGAAAATTTCTATTACCGAGGAAGACGAACTTCCACAAATCAATGAGTAGGTGGTGACTGAATGACAGCTATTTTAGATACTGTTTTACAACGAGAAAAAGACGAATCATTTACTGATTATCATATTAGACTTTTCAAAAACAAAGACACTTATCACATTGACACAAAAACAATTGCTGCTCTTTTAAATAAGGATCAGGGAACCAACTATGATGAAAGCAAATGGCGTAAAGACTTTAAACAATATGAGCGCTGGCACGATTACTTTATCTCAAAGAATGTTGATAAAGAAATCCTTGATAAATATGAAACTATACGTATTGAATCTGAGAAAGAAAAAATCAGAAAGCAAGACCAAAACAGAGAGTTCAAAAAGAAGATTTCAAATCAAGCACGGTTTGAACAAATTAAAGATGATGTTGTTCAAGCTATTGCATCTCTAGAGTCAAAAAGACCCCTTCGCTTCACCTTCCCATCACCTGCTATTACTGAAAAACATGGACTCGCTCTATTCAGTGATTGGCACTTCGGAATGGAAATCGACAACCGCATTAACAAATTCAATAAAGAAATCTTTAATGAGCGTGTAGAACATCTAACCAACAAAGTGATTGAGTATGGTAAACAGAATCATGTTTCCACACTACATGTAGCAAATCTCGGCGATTTAATTGGAGGGCTTATTCATGTATCTACAAGAGTTCAGGCCAATGAAGATGCTGTAGAACAAATTAAATATGTATCAGAAACGCTTGCTGAGGTTTTAGCGATGTTGGCAAGTGAGTTTCAAGAGGTTAAGTTCTACAACGTGGCAGGTAATCACGGTCGCCTCTCCCCTTCTAAAAATGATGTAGGGATTAAGGAAAACTTTGAATACCTCATTAATTGGTACCTCGAAGCTAGATTAAAGAACATAAAGAACATCTCCATTGAACCTGAGCAAGACGGTTTCATCCCCGCTAAAATCAACAATCAGGAAGTCGTGTTTGTACACGGACACTATGATCGTGTTGATCAGTGTGTAACACGATTACCTCAACTACTTGGCTACATCCCTTCTTACATATTCGGTGGTCATATTCATCACAATTATGAAAAAGAGTACGGCAGCACAACAGTTGTTGTAAACGGAGCGCTTGTTGGTGCGGATGATTATGCTATGCAAGGTCGGTTTGGAACAAAACCTTCTCAAAAATTTATGGTTTTTGATGAAGCTGGTATTGAGGCTACATACATAATTCGCTTTAAAAATGAAAAGTAAAAGGAATGATTCTATGTCTGCAAACGATTTTATAGAAATATTAGCAGCACAGTGGGACAACCTGTCGCCTGAAAGCAAGAGCACTCTAGTAAATTTGATTGTTAATTGATATAAAACTTTAATTTTATAAAGATGAGGATGAGGAAGATTGAAAGAAGAAACTAAAATTCTTTGGGAATATGTAAAGCTGCTAAAAGAAATTAATGATAGTGGTTATCTGTGTAACAGGGAATTAAAAGACGCCCTAACAAGTCTGCATAAAAGCATGGGATTTGAGAAAAACACTAAAAGTGAACAATTGAACCAAGATGTCAAATTCTCTACTAAACCCTTAAACGGAAATAGCTACACATTGAGCTCGGGCTATAATCCTGAAAGAATTGCTGTAATTAATCCTGGAAGAGAAGAAACAACCTTTTTAATTATTGATTTATACAATTCCCGTATTGAGGACATCTCAAAGAAAGTGGAATATGGAACGTTTAAACATCAGGCTAGTCAAATAAAAGCCATAATTATAGACAAACGACCGAGTAAATTAATAATTGATGCAAACGGTATTGGAAAAGGTTTGCTTGATGCTCTTGCTGATACCTTAAAAGGAACCAAGGTTGTTTTGTCCGAAAATGGTGCCTTAACTTATAAATAAAATACTTTTTTAGAACGTCCAGTGATGATTGTGGTACTCCCCTTCCGCTCTATTGCTGGGCGTTTTATAAAACGTGTTTACATCAACTAACTTTATGGAGGTGAAGTATGTCTGCTGAAAAAATAAAATGCTCATGCTGCGGCAAAGAACAAAATGCCAATCAATATTATATCTCGGAATCTCCTTTCAATTCTGCAACCGGCAAGCTGTCAGTATGTAAAAGCTGTCTCCAAAATGAATTCCAAAAAGACAAAGATAACTTAAAGAATGTGCAAAACATCTTGAGAATGATTGATCGTCCATTTGTTTACGACTTATGGGTTTCCGCTGTTAATGAATCAGAGTCCAAGAAAAAGTCAGCTGGAAATGTGTTAGGTACATATATGAAAAATATCGGAATGAAAGATTATAAGTCAAAAACTTGGGCAGACAGCGAATTTGACTTTGAAGAAGAACAAGAATACACAACACAACTGTTACTAGCTAAAAGTACAGAAGATATATCTAAGGAAGACATAGATGAATTTATGCAATTTTGGGGTCGTGGTCTTGATGTTGAAGATTACATTTGGCTTCAGAATGAGTACATTGACTTCACGAATAGGTATGAATGTGATTCTAAAGGAATGGAACTTTTTTTAAATGAAATATGTTTGACTCGGCTAGATATCCGCAAACGGCGTGAAAACGGTGAAAAAGTCGATCAGCAGCAAAAAACTCTTCAAGATTTACTTGGATCAAGTAATTTAAAACCAGTTCAAGAAACTGGAGCAAGTGGAGTTGAACAAGAGTCTTTTGGCACTCTGATCAAAAAATATGAGAATGAGAGACCTATTCCTGAGCCGGAGCCTAGGTGGAAAGATCCTGACAAAATCGGGAAATACATTAAGGTATTTTTCCTTGGGCATCTGTCCCGAATGCTTGGTTTGAAAAATCAATATTCAGAGGAATATTGGGAAGAAATGAATAAGCATACTGTTGAAGAACCTATTGCAGAAGAAGAGGATCGAGAAAATGACCTCACATAAGAATTTTACAACAGATCGCAACAAGCACAGTCGAGGAATCAATATATTTAAAAAGGGAAACAACTTTAAAAAGAAATCAAAATCCGAACGATTAATGGATGGTATTGGCGCATGGACTTCTTTCTATAGAGCAAACCCACATCGTTTTGTAAAAGAATACTTGGGTATTACACTTAAATTGTTTCAATGTATTTTAATTTACATGATGGTACATAACCATTATTTTATGTACTTGGCCAGTCGTGGGCAGGGTAAAACCTGGTTAACCTCTGTATACTGCTGTGTGCAAGCCATACTCTTCCCAGGTACTAAAATAGTTATCGCATCGGGCACAAAAGGACAAGCTCGTGAAGTCATAGAGAAAATTGATGACTTACGTAAAGAATCGCCTAATTTAAGGCGAGAAATAGAAGATTTAAAAACCTCAACGAATGATGCTAAAGTGGAGTTCCATAATGGCAGCTGGATTAAAATCGTAGCCTCAAATGATGGCGCCCGCTCCAAGCGTGCAAACCTTCTAATTGTAGATGAATTCAGAATGGTTGATTTTGAAATCATCAGTAAAGTACTTCGAAAATTCCTGACAGCTCCCCGTTCTCCTAAATATCTCGAAAAAGAAGAATACGCTCATTTAAAAGAACGAAACAAAGAAATTTACTTGTCTTCCTGCTGGTACAAGGTTCATTGGTCATTTAACAGATTCATAACTTACTACAATGCCATGATGAAAGGATCAAAATATTTTGTGTGCGGTCTCCCTTATCAGATCGCAATTAAAGAAGGCCTTTTGGATAAAGATCAGGTTAGAGATGAAATGGCCGAAGAAGACTTCGATCCTATTGGTTGGTCTATGGAAATGGAAGCTCTCTGGTTTGGTGAATCTGAAAAAGCTTATTTTAAATTTGAAGACATTGAAAAGAACCGCAAGCTTGCTTCTCCCCTCTTCCCTCCTGACTATTACAGTCTTATCAAGGATTCCAACTTCAAATATGAAGGCAAGAAACCAGGAGAAATTAGGCTGGTAAGCAATGATATCGCTGGAATGGCCGGTAAGGATAATGACGCCAGTGTTTACACTGTATTCAGACTGATCCCAAACTCCAATGGATATGATCGTCATATTGTATACATGGAGAGCATCGTAGGCGGTCACACAGGAACTCAAGCAACAAGAATTCGACAAATATACGAAGATTATGAATGCGATTATATTGTATTGGATACTCAGAATATCGGACTAGGTGTGTATGATGCATTATGCCAGCCTTTATATGATAAAGAACGTGCAAAAGAATATGAGCCATTTTCATGTATTAACGATGAAAGAATGGCTGAGCGTTGTACTTATCAAAATGCCGAAAAAGTAATTTATAGCATTAAAGGTAATGCACAATTGAACAGTGAAATTGCTGTATTACTCAAAGATGGATTCAAACGAGGGAAAATCAAAATTCCTATCAACGAAAATGAAGGAAAAGAATATCTGAAAAGATTTAAAGGCTATGAAGGGCTATCTCCTGAAGTTAAAGGAAAGTTCCTTTCAAGCTATGCTCAGATTACCCTTCTGATAAATGAAATGATCAACTTAGAAGCTGAATATAGCGATAACGGACAAGTTAAGCTTAAAGAGCCAAAGAGCAAACGAAAAGACAGATATAGCTCAGTGGCTTATGGCAACTACATTGCCACTGTATTAGAGAGGCAGCTAAACAAACAAACTGAATATGACGTTGAAGATGAACTAGTCTATTTTTAAAAGAAATGAGGTGAAACATGGTAACCTTAAATAAAGTTGACATTGAGTCTGAAGAGTATAAGCAAATGCTGAATGACTATTCAACTTATACTTCTACATTTGCTTCCGGCTTTATATCAAATATGTTTTCCAATGGCATTGTTACGGAAATTGAGGCCGAACAATTAAAGAATTATTTTTCTAACCCCGATGAATTTCAAGAAGAAATTGAAGATATTGCTGAGTATTTTTACATTTCGACTGCAGAGATTCACCAATTGTTTGAATTGATTGAAGCCCTCCCTACCCTCAACTATAAAATTGACTCCTTTAATAAAGTTAAGTCTTCAGATAAGCACATTTCTCTTTTGAATAAATCCTTACATAAGGTCAAACATAAAAGACTTACTAGGGATCTTTTAAAACAGGTAGCTACAGCTGGCACTCTTGTTGGTATATGGCTTGGGGATGCTAAGAGCCCCTATCCGTTTATTTTTGATGAGATTAAATATGTATTCCCCTCCTTTAGAAGAAATGGAGACTGGGTATGTGTAGTTGACATGGAGATGTTCACTAAATATGAAGATGATCGCAGAAATGAATTGTTAAAAAGCCTCTCCCCTTATATTAAACAGAGCGATTATGAAAACTTCATGAAAGATCGAGAGAAATATCAATATAAGGAACTGCCGCAAGAAAGAACTTTTCCACTACGCACAGGAACTCTAAAAAGAAATCAAGGATTAGGAACATCTTGGGTTACCCCAGGTCTATATGACGTTCTCCATAAAAAGAAGCTTAAGGATGTTGAAAGATCCATAGCAAATAAAATTATTAACGCTGTTGCAGTTCTAACGATTGGAACAGATAAAGGTGATGGCGAATACACAAACATGAAGCTGCCTAAAGCAGTTAAACAAAAAATTCATGGTGGAGTTAAAGCAGCTTTAGAAAAGAACCAAAAAGATGGAGTAACTGTAGTATCAATCCCTGACTTTGCTGATATCAACTTTCCAGATGTTAAAGCAGATGGATTAGATGGAGCAAAGTTTGACCATATCAATAGCGACATTCAATCTGCTTACGGCTTATCCGGCTCCCTTTTAAATGGTGATGGGGGTAACTACGCAACTTCGTCATTAAACTTGGATACATTTTATAAGCGTATTGGCGTTTTAATGGAGGATATTGAACAAGAGGTTTATCAAAAGTTATTCAACCTTGTTTTGCCTGCTGCCCAAAAAGACAATTACTATATGAATTACGATAAAGACAAGCCGCTCACTCTTAAAGAAAAAATGGACATCTTAATTAAATTAAACGATAAAGGTTGGTCTATTAAGCACGTAGTTGATAATTTGGCAGGAGTGTCTTGGGAAAGTTACCTTGAACAAACTCTATATGAAACCGAAGAGCTAAAACTCCAAGAAAAAATTAGACCTTATCAAACTTCATATACCTTCACTGGGAATGAAGCAGGTCGCCCAAATGAAGGAAATAAAAACAACGACAACACGGTAAAGTCAGCTACCTCCAACGGTAATAACAATCCCATTTAAAACTTCACTTTTGAAGGGAGGTGAAATTATTTGACAAAGAAGCAAAAGAAAAAACTATGCCAACTTCAATTGAATGAGATTAAAACATCAGATGACCCAACAAAGTTGTCATGTAGCTTTGTCATTTTTGATTTCGATGTCTCTCACAATAATGCAGTAATTTCTAAGGATGTTGCTCTTGAAGCTGCTTCAACAATTATTAATAAACCGATTGTTGCAAAATATTACGAGGTTGATGAATTAAATACTTCTACAGATGCATTGGGAACTCATGAAGCTTATCTAGACACAGACAAGCACGGAGAACTTGAAGTAAAAAGAGATACTGCCCCAATCGGTGTCTTTACATCCGAGGGATACATAACTGAAATTGAAACCCCAGATGGTAAAAAAGAAGTATTGGCAGCAGATGCAATACTTTGGAGCTCTCGATTTAAAGATGCATGTGAACTTTTACTTGAATGGTATGGTAGAGGCATCAACATTAATACAAGTTGTGAGATCCTTTATTCAAATTACACTGTGCAAGATGGTATCGAACACCTACAGTCCCCCATCTATTTCGAAGGTCATGCAATTTTAAATTCAGAGAAACGTGGAGAGCATGACATTGTCCTTCCTGCCTATGATTCTTCCAAACTTCTAAGCTTTAATGAACTTCAACGATTTGAAAGATTAGTGGCTCAAGCAGCTACAAGACAAAATAATGAGGAAGGTGAAAAAATGAATAAGTTTAGAAAAGTGTTTGAATTGTCTCACTCTGACGTTCGGACGCTTCTATATAGCCAATTAGATCCAACCCTTGATAAAGAATCAGATTCATTTATTGCAGATGTATATGATACGTATTTCATCGTAAACGTGTATAGCTGGTCAGATGAAAATAGCTATGACAAATACTTTAAGTTCAATTACACAAGAACAGGCGATACGGTTTCAATTGATTTTGACAGTAAAACTGAGGTATTCATGACGCGCAACTGGGAGGAAGTTGTTCCTGAACCTATTCAATCACAACTTAACCAGAAAGATGAACAAATTAAAAATTTAACGAAACAAGTAAATCAAATCAATAAGGATAAGGTAGGAATTGAACAGCAATTCAACACTGCCAGTGAAAAGCTTGTGCAATTAAATTCTGAAGTGGAACAATTGAAGCCTTATAAAGAAAAACACGAGAAAACTTTATTAGAGCAAAAACTAAGTGAGAAAAATGAATTCTATAAAGCGAAATTTGAAGCTTTAAATGCTGAGGAAAAATTCAGTACAGAAGAAGTACAAAACCTTATCCATGCTTCCATTAAACAAGGTGAAGAAGGAGAAAAAGCTGTATTACAACTTAACACAATGTTAGTTGATTTAGTTAGTGTTCCTGCTGAAACTAATACAACCATTAGAGAATTTTCTAGCAAACGGGAAAATTTAATCCCTAATGATGACTCTTTTGAATCCCGCTTTTCACAATAAATTTTAAAATCGGAGGAATAAAATATGGCTACAAGATTACAAAAAGCCCTTACTGAAGTAGGGAATCATACTACTGGAAACTTGAATTCTTTAAAAATTAAAACAGTTGCTCACGGTGCAAAAGTAACTGGATCAGATATTGACAACTTTATGCTTGTTGAACTTGGATTTGATGCTGAGGGAAACCGTACAGCTTCGAAGTTATCAGATAAAACAAAAAAATCATATTTAATTGCATCTCCTGAAGCACGCTATCTTGGTGAATCAATGAGAGATTTTTATAACGGTGTAGGAGAGCATGCTCGAATTGTTATCCTTGAGCCAGCTTATACCCGTTTTGATATTTCTGCATTTTCATTTAATACAGGAGTGACTGAGGTTAAACAAGGTCAAGTAGCTCACTTTGATATCGCTACTCAAAAGTATATTCTTAGTGATCCTGCTTCCCCTCATGAGGATTATGCTGATTCTTCTGCTAAGTTCCTCGTTGTAAATAATGAAGATGACCTTGTTTACACAATGGGACAAAAACTTGTTCGCCTTGAAGTAATCGAGGCCTAATACATAACAAATAAATTTCAATAAAAGGAGTATTTTAAATGAAATTAGATACTGTGAAAATCAAAGGCTTGTTTAGCCGTGTATTAAATAACAAAATGGACGGTACAGACCAAGCTGATATCCAAACTTACATTAAGAAAGTGTTTGGTGATGGCGGTACTACACCTGACCCTTCCATGCTCCATCAATTTAATAACCTTGTCGTTGAACAAGCTGATGAAATTGCGAAACCAAAAGTAACTCAGCTCCTCTCCCTTTTGGCCAATGTCCAACAAGAAAAAAGAGGCAATATCAAAGAAATTAAAATTCCGAAAAAGAATAAGGCAAAAGTCATTTGGTCTGCTACAGGCTCTGGTGTTGATTTAGTTCGTGTTGAAGGACAAGAAACAGTTCCAGCTGTTCCGAAAACTATGTCAACAGGTTTCTATTATGAACCCCTAGATCTCGTAACAGATTCAATTGTTTACTTCAATAAATTGGTGAATGATATTGCAGATGCTAAAGTCCGTTTATATCTCGATAAAATCCATCAATTAACTGCAAGCGCAATTACAGCTGGTAAAATCCCTGCAAAAAATGTTCAAACAGGCTCCAACCTTACTCTTCAACAGTACAACAAAGTAGCTTCTGTTCTTCAACGTTATGGTGGAAAACCTATCTTCGTTGCTGACACTCTTCTCATTGACTACTTCGCATTCCAACAAGGAACAGACTCCACGTTTAAGAACTTCTTAACAGAAGAAGTAAAAGGAGAACTCCTTACTGCTCTAAATCCAACAACTATCGGCAGAACAACTGCTGTTAACCTCACTAACCCATTTACAGATGATACAAATAGTAAAGTCGAACTTCCTGTTAACAAAGGCTATATGTTTGCTGGCGGTGTTTCTCAAAAACCATTTTCTGTTGTTGAGTATGGCGGACTGCGTCAATTGACAGAACAAGATATCGAAGATGAAAGAATTAAAATGAAAATTGTTCAAGATGCTTCCGTTAACCTTCTTTTTGGAGAAGCAATCGGAATTATTGAAGAACAAGCAGCAGTATCTATCTAAATCAAAATATGAGGATTTTTTAGGAGGATATAAATTTGACTGAAAAAATTAAGTTAGCACGATACAGAAGTACATCTTATTTTGTTGGGTATACCGGCGATGGTGGACATAAACAATACACTTGGGCTGGTAGTAAAAATGGTAAGGCTGATATTAAAGAAGTTCCAAAAGAAGTTGTTGAATGGCTCACAATGAACAGCGTTTGTTTCGATAAAGGTGAATTAGTTATTGTTGAAGATAACGAGACAACCAAAGAGATTAAAGATTCTATTGTTGAGTCGGAGGCTTATGAAAATAACATTCATACCAAAGAAGAAATTGAAAAGATGATTAAATCGGGAAATATTGCTCAACTAAAAAATAAGCTCGATAAAATCACAGTGGATTCTGAGAAGCAGTTTATTATTGACGTTGCTTCAGAATTTAGTGATGACATTGCTGCAGGCAAATTAAAAGTTTTGGCTGATTGGATGGGAGTCGCTGATCCTTCCCTTCTCTTTGACTAAGAGGAGGGATTTTTATGACATCTTATGATCAAATATGGGAAACCTTTTTAAACAACTGCGAGACGTCCGATTTTGATGTTCCTCAACAAGAAGAGGACATTTATAAATCAATTCGAAATGCAATCCTTCATTTCAATAACCGGCTTAGAGACAATTTAAAAGCTGATAATTCAACTGAAACTGTTAATCGAGAATTATCTGAGGATGATCTTCTTATTCTTGCACACTTCTTGAGATACATCTTTTTGTTAAATAAAAAGACCTTGTTTGAGAATACGTGGCAGCCCTTCACTAATGATGTGGGGATCAAGAACTTTGGTACGCAACTCAATTCACTTAAACAAAGTGTAACAGATCAGAAAAACGAAATTGAACGTTTGATATTGAATGCTGCGGTGGATTATCTATGAGTACAATTAAAATTAAATTGGTTAATAACGATGGACAGATAAAGCTTGAGGATTTAGACGTTTTTTGCAAGAAACTGTGCAATAGAAACAATTCAGTCCTCTTCAAACTGGAGAAATACCTTGATAAAAAGCTGCTCAGTGATCCTGAACTCACAGAAATCAGAGACACTATTTTAACAGTAAGTGGTGAGTTAAACAGACTTAAGGATAACTTAGTAACAGACGGTGATTCAATTGAAGGACTACAGTAATTACCACAAAGTTAACATTAATAATAAACTTCTCCATGATGGTAAACTTATTTTCCAACAAGGTCTTAAGGGGCTTGAATCTGAAAAAGTCACAATTGATGGAATCGAAAAAACAGTGATGATCACCTCTAAGTACTCTAGTGGCGATGGTTCTGCAAGATATATATTAGGTGAAATTGCTGACATTTATCGTGGCGGAGTTGTTAAGTTTAATGATGAAACATGGCTCGTCACCTCCCACCCTCTCAGCAATAAGATTTACAAAAAGGCTGAGATAAAAATATGCGGAACATCATTTTTTCTTACTTCAGAAGACAGGCTAATCGATACTGGCAAAATTAACGAAATCACCGGTAAGCCAATTTATGAAAAAGTACCTGGTGAAAAAACTGAAGTCCCCTGCATATTCGAAAGGACAACTTCAATAAATGGCACTGAATTGGCTGTAAATCTTCCAGATGGTCAAGCAAACATTACAATTCCTTATCTTGTTCATAAAAAATTGAAAATTGGACTTATCCTCACCTTCTTTGGCGAAGATTATCAAGTTGATGATATAGACTTTTCAAAAGTTTATGGAGACCACGGAACAATAAAATTGGTTGCCAAAAAGAAAGTTGGTGAAAAGTCATGAGCATGACTGTTGAACAGATGACAAAAGTCTTCAGATTAGTTATGGGTGATGTTGAACTGAATCGGCTCTTGTATTACAAAACTGATCCTCTCTCCCCTTCTCATCCAGATGTTCAATCACTTGAAAATTATTATGACTCCACAAATGACTCTCCCGCTATAATCAATACCATTTTCAAGCGAGCACCTAAAACAGATGATCTTTCAGATTCACCATTATGTAGGATGTGTGTTTATTTAGGGAATGCATTGCCTAAGCCGACAAACCAAAGCTTTATGTTGTTAAATCAAGAATTGATGATCGATGTATACACACACATTAATACATTTGAGATATCTGAGTATCGAAGTTTGAAAATCATCGACAGGGTTTCAAAATTATTTTTCAATAAAAATATTGCTGGTTTTGGTGTAACAGTAGATTATAGACGTTTGCTTATTAGTAATCCTCCTGACGGATACCTGGGCTACAAGATGATCTTTACTTTTGGAGCAAGCAAATGAATGAGTTAAAGGATTTCTTTTTCTTGGGAAAACCGATCCAGACTGAAATAGGTGAGATTGATTTCATCCGCTTAAAAGATTATCCTCTCTACACTAAAGAACTAAGCATGTTGAGGATGAATAAGAAAAGTCTTATTAAAGAATATTCAAGGTTTAATGAGGATGGCTCGCTTGACCCATTTATTATTGAAATGAAAAAGAGAGATCTTTATGAAATTGTACATTCGGTACTCCCTGATTTTCACGAGGCTTATTTCAAAGTTTTTTCAAAAGTATTGATAAACAAGGATTCCCTATCGTTGATTGGAAAACATAATTTTCCCCGTCTCCGAAAACTAATACTAGACATGCATTGTATCATTGAAGACAAGGTCGTTGACAATGATGAACTTCAGGAGTTCCATGATATAAGTAAATCACTCAAGCAACAAGATTCTCAAAGTGATTTAAAGGATATAGTAAGCTGTGTTGCTGCATTTAACGGATACACATATGAAGAAATATCTGAAATGACTATGTATCAACTATATTTGTCGTTCTACAGGATGGCTGAAGTAATGAATTATAACACAACCACACTTTTTGCTACTGTCTCTCCTGATGTAAAAGTGAGTGATTGGAGCAGTCACATTAATCTTTACAAGGAAGAGTCTTATCACCTGAGCACTAAAGATGCTAAAAATATCGAGCAATTATTCGGAGGCTAATTAACTTTAGTCTCTTTTTATTTTTATTTAGGAGGAAACAATTTGGCAAAACAAACAGTAATCCATGAAGTTGGAAAAATTACAGCTAAACGTCTGAGCGATAATAAGGTTATTGCTTCAGGTGTTACACAAATGACTCAGTTTTCCCAACAAGTTCAACAAGACTTTTTAAAAGGCGGATGGGGTAACCGAGACCTGTATGTTATTAATTCAAGTAAAGAAGTATCGGGTAATGTCCGAAATGCTTTCTTTGATCTTGATTTCATGGCAATGCAACAAGGTGTAAAAATTGAAAACGAAACAATTTCTGTGTGGGAAGATGAAAGCTTAACAGTTAGTGATACTGGTACGGTTACCCTTTCATATCTCCCATTGTCTAAAGTTTCATTAACTAATGAAGATGGAGATCAAATTGAAGTTGACGCTGCATCTAAAACAGTTACTGTGCCTGATACCTTTGCAACCAAGGGTGAAGCTTTAGCAGTTCATTATCAAATTGAAGTTGAAGCCGAGACTGTTGAAATTAACGGTGAAAAATTCTCTGAGAATTACTACTTTGAAATTCACACAATTGAATACGATCCTAAGACTTCCAAAATATACAGTGACCTTTATATTCAGCTCCCTAAAGTAAACTTCTCTGGTGAAGCAGATATGTCGTTTGAAGCAGGAAATGCATATACTCCAGAAATCGGCTATCGAGCCCTTGCTGATAATAACGGGAAAATCGGTAACTTTGCTCGTGTAAAACGTAAAGCTGATGGGACAAAGAGCGTTGTCACTAGTGATGAAGGAACTGGCTCATCTCAAAGCTCAGACCTGGGCGGAACAACTGAATAATTAAGGAGGCGTTTATTATTGCTTTTTTAAACCAGGACGGTGATAAATACACCTCTGCAAAAGATGATGGGACAGGTAATCCCATAACTGCTGTATCAATTGAACGTTCCACTGTCCCTTTGGAGGTTGGTCTTAATAATGACCAGCCTCTTAATGTTAATGTGGCCAATACATCACTTGATGTAAATATAGCTAATACGGCTTCTGTCCCTGTTTTGGTTAAAAACACTGCAGCAATTAAAACCCAAGTTCAAAAATCCTATTCTGAATTTATTGTTACTGATGCTGATACTGTAGCTACAGGTGCAACTAAGTCTTATACAGTTGATCTAATCGATTCACTTGGTGTTTTCAGAACTTACGGTGTTGCTATGTACACAACTCAAACTGACAGCTCAAACAGCAAAGTTTTAGCAAGTATTTATTCCGTACCGAAAAACATCCCATTTTATTCTGCAACTACATCAGGTAATGATAATTCTGTTTTATTCAACAGCATTGCCTTTGTTCAGAATTACCCTTTGCAAAAACAATTAACTTTCACTGCTCCAAAAATACATCTGACAGTTAAAGCAGCCGGTACAGTTGATCTAACTGGGTTAAAAATCGTTGTTTGGGGGATGGAATAATGACATTTGATGAAGTATGTGGTCTGTTCAAACAATTTGATGGCTTGGAACAAAAATTCCTATTGCTATCAGATGGATCCTATATCAGTGTTGATGATTTCAAGCAACGCTTTGAAGAAGACTTCAATGAGTATGAACCTTTAAGTTCGCTTCAGTCATCCCCTTCTTCTACCCCAGCTTGGGAAGGTATATGGAATAAGCTACAAGAGGATGGGCTTTTTGAATAAGTCCTCCCCTCTTGTTTTTCTAGATAAAAGACAGTTTTTATACAGATTAAGGAGGTGGAGTTGTTGACAGAAACGACTGAAAATGTCGTAATCACGATTCCAGACAAAACTTCATTTACTTTTCACGACTCTGCAACAACCGCATCAGAAGGTGAAGAATTTGTAGTGGGTCATTTTCGGGAACTTACTGTTAAGATCTCTGGTTCCTCTACTTCTAGGGAATTAAAATTCTTTTCTATTGATGAAAATGGTGAAAAAACGGAGTTGGGAGCAACGAACAAAACAGACTTTCAATTAGGAACAGGTACTCTAAGTACCAATGAGAATTGGGATATTGATATCGCTGGTCTGTATAAAATTATGGTTGAACTGATCTCAGTTAATGGTGGAGATGTTACAGTGAAAGGAATTGCAGTTAGCTAATGAGTAGCAGCAAATTTGTAGGACAACTTAAACAAAACAACATACAAATCAACAATCTTAAAGATTCCCTATCACGTACTGAAAAACATATGACTGATTATGAAACAGAATTGTCTAAAGAGATTAATTCGTTTATGGAAAGACAAAATTTCGAGCTTAAATCACACACTGAAGATATAAACAATCCTCACAAGGTTACTAAAGCACAAGTCGGCCTCGATAAAGTTTTAAATGTGGAGCAAGCTTCAAAAACAGAGTTTGACTTACATGCCTCAGACATTGAAAATCCGCATAATGTCACAGCTACTCAAATTGGACTTAGTAATGTTCTAAATGAAAAGCAAGCTACAAAAGTTGAATTTGATGATCACGTTAAAAATTTATCTAACCCCCATTCTGTAACAAAAGAGCAGATAGGATTAGGGAATGTCACTAACATTGAACAAGCCAGTAAAATAATTTTCGATAATCATGCTTCTGATAAGACTATTCATGTTACAGTAGATGATCGAAACAAATGGAATACTGCCGAGGCTAATGCCAAAGCCTACACAGATGTCCATGTTGCGGACACTGTTAAGCACATTACTGCTGCTGAGCGTACGAAATGGAACGGTTCTCAATTATCAAAAATTACCGCAGATCTTGGCGGCGTGTCAATCGCCGCGAATGAAGGAGAGGACATACTCAAAAAAATAGTTGATCAGGGTCGGACAATGGGTACCTTCTACGCGCACGGAAAAGCGATTAATGCTCCTTCAACAGCTTCTACAAGAGGAATATTTCATCTTACAGGCCTTGCTTCTGATGGGAAAGGTATGTATGGATGGGTTTACGCTACAGATTACAAGAATAATGTCTTTACAAACTACTATGACGGCAGCACAACATATTGGCAGGGGTGGAAACGATCTTTAAACACTGATGACTTATTGTATTCATACGCAAATATAACACTGAAGAATGGTGCGACTGCAGGCACGCGAACTCCAACTTACTCGAAGAATGGAGGAGTTTTATTATTAAGAGGGCATGTAGTAGCTCCGGCTGGAGGTATCTTCGGAACTATCCCGACCACACACGTCCCCACCGGTGGTGCAGTAGTTAACGTCTCAGTGAGTGGAACTTCAGGTTATGCGAAACTTATTATCTATGAAAATGGGGACTTGAAAATCACGGATGTCGTCGCAACTGACTCTAACGCGATTACTGGCTATTGGTTGGACGTTCCTGTATCAATTTAGAAGGAGATTTGACATGCACCAAGTCTATATGTATGACGAAAATTACATGTTTGTTCAGCCGGTAATTATCGAAGATATTGACGAAACTGGTAACTACACCATTCCAAATAATTGTACTACAATTCAGCCCCAATCATTCTACAAAGCAAAATTTAATCCTGAAACCCAACAATGGTTTGAGTCAGCAACACAGGAATATATCGATAGTCTGAAGCCACCTCCCCCAGTTCCAACAGATTTGGATAAAGTAAAGCAGCAATTGGGTGACTTGACATTTCAACTCATGATGGGAGGCTTTATTTAATGAATTGGTACGAAATAATTAAAGATTATTATAATGATGGAAACGGTGTTTGGGATGATTACCGAGTAAAGCAAGCTGTTATCAAAGGAAAAATCACACCGGAAGAATACAGAGAAATAACCGGAAAAGATTACATTGAAGACGAGATGTAAATGTGATAATTTGTATTTATGAATATATTAAAAAACCTAATAATTGTATTTCTAATCTTCCTAGGCGGATGTTCCACCACTTCCCACTCTTCTATTAAAGGGTCGGCAAAAACTGAAAATCCTCCCATTAGTAATTACAACCCACTGATTATTGCTCACAGAGGAGCGTCTGGTCTAGAACCAGAACATACCTTATTATCTTACAAACGAGCAATTAAAGATAAGACAGATTTTATAGAAATTGACCTGAGACAAACTAAAGATGGCAAGTTAGTCGCAATACATGATAAGGATGTTAAAAGAACAACTAATGGAAAAGGAAAAGTACAGGAACTGACTTTGTCACAATTGAAAAAATTCAATGCAGGTAAAGGCCAAAAAATATTAACAATTGAAGAGATTATCAAAGAATTTGGTCTCTCGACCAATTATTACATTGAAACCAGAGAAGATAATAACGGCAATTTAGTAATGGAACAGGAACTTGTCGATATACTGACCAAATATAACTTAATCGCTAAACATAAAGTTGTCTTACAGTCTTTTAGTGGAAAGAGTTTAAAGAAGTTACACTCAATAAATAAAGATATTCCTCTTGTTCGTCTACTTGGTGACGAAGAGGTGAAAAGTTTAACAAGCGATACTCTAAAAAACATCAAAAAATATGCTTATGCAGTTGGCCCTAACGCTAAATTAGTTGATGAGTCAGTTGTAAAGAGAGTCCACGATGCAAATCTAAAAATACATGTGTTCTTTGATGCAGAAAACGAGAAAAAGCTAACCAAGAAAATGCTTAATTTAAAGGTTGATGGATTGTTTACCAATGACCCTGCTTATACTTTAAATGAGCTAAAATAAAGTGATATTGAAGTTTTCAAGACACCCCTTCTTGCGGGTGTCTTTTGTTATGAAGAGGATACCAAAGGAGGAAATAAAATGGCATCAAAAAAGTTGAACTTGGGATTAATCGAGGAAAGCGTCAGTAAATATGACAAGAAAGAAAAAGTCCAATTAACTGATGAAGCGCATGTGTTTATTTATCCACACTTCTCCCCTTCTCGGTTAACAAAAATGTTAGCCGGATTGATTTCTGATCAAGATGAAGCAAAAGAAGCAGGAATCAAATCTTTTAAGGATATAAATCCAGTTCAATGGACATTCTTTTCACTTATAAAAGAATTTACGGACTTGGGGATTCCAAATGACATTAAAAATAAAGTTAAGTGGTATCTTAAACTTGTAGATTCAGAGTACTTCCCTTTAATTATCAATAGCTTTCCTAAAGAGAGCTTAGAAAAACTGGGCAAAGCCACTGTTATGCTGCAACAAAACATAGATGAGTTATCAAAAAAATCTCAGGAAGAAGTAAATAATCTTATCCTTCAGAAGGTCGAAGAAATTGAAGGCAGTGCCGCCCCACATTGATGGCAAAAACCATAAAAGAAATTAAACTCATGATTGAGAAAGCTGCTATTCAGTCTATACAAAAATCTTCCTCTAACGTTAAGCAAGTCATGACGAAAACAGGTCAAGATCATGTTGAAGAAGATGTTTATAGCGCTTATAGCCCCCTACTCTATGAACGTACAGGAAACCTGAAAGGCGCTTTTATAACCGTCAACGAAAGTAGCGGGGTATCATTGGATAATATTAGAGAAGATGACGAGAAAGACGTTGCTACAGTTATTGAAACCGGGCAGGGGTATACATACCCTGATTCATATGAATATGGCTACGGTAAACCTCGTCCTTTTATGAAGAATACTGCCGAGACTCTAAAAGATGGACGATTAACAGAGGCATTAAAAAGTGATTTAAAAGCAGACGGAATTAAAACGTACTAATGGTGGTGAATTAATGACCAAAGTTAAGAAAAACATGTTACGGGATAGAGCTAAAAAACTACCTGAAATCACAGACGAAATGTGGTTACACGTAAATGATGAATTAAGGACAATTGTTGATGAATTTATTGCTGTTCAAAACTTTAGTCCAGATACAAAAAAACAATATCAATCTGGACTTAGACAGTTTGGGTACTACGTATATCAATCGATGAATAACAAACCTTTATACAAGCTCACCAAAAGGGATATTCTTCGTTATTTAAGCTATCTTCGTGATAACCGCAAACTCTCCTCTTCTGCACAAAGTTTTAAAAAAGCTTGTGTTTCATCCATGTTTAACTACATCGAGAATGTTATTGCTGATGACGACGATTTCAAAGAGTATCGGAGTTTTAGAAATTTAACCCGAGGACTCCCTCCTATCCCCAAAAACAAAGTATATGACAAAGTGAAAATTACTTTTAATGAGTACAAAGATATGATGGATGTACTTGAAAAGGACGAGAACTATTTAGGTATGGCCTGGCTTGCAACAGCCTTTAACGTCGGAGCCAGAAGGAGTGAAATTATACAATTCAAAACAGAAATACTGGATTATCCAATACCTGATGGAAAGACATTTGTATACAGTCATAATGTGCGACTAAAAGGACAAGGTGATGATGGCAAAGTAGAGCCTTATATGATTAACCTTGATGCATTAAAGTACATGCGATTATGGGTTGAGAAAAGAGGCTATGAATCGGAGTACATATTTTCAACTAAATACGGTGGCGAAGTTAAACAAGCTTCAAAGTCATGGGCAGATTATTTTTGTTCAAATGTTTTAAGCGATATTCTCCAACGAAGAGTCAATCCTCATATATTTAAAGCTTCTTGTGTAACTTACCTTCTTGAAAGTGGAGTGGATTTAAAACTCGTTTCAAAGTATGTTGCACACCACGAAGATGTATCAACCACTATTGCCCACTATGATCTTAGGGAATTTGAAGAAGAGAAAAATAAGATATTCTCATAACACTCCCCCTCTCCTTCTAAATAAAATCCCTCTTTTATGCAGAATCAAGATCCTTCAATCGAGGGATTTTGCTTATACATAAAATATTTTAAAAACCCTACATATTAATATGTAGGATCTGGTTTTTTCTCAATGATGTTTTTACAAACCTTAGTGAGGACAACACTGACTATGAGTATTGGGAAAATAAAGCTCATTCCAGCTACCAATCCGAATATTGATGTGCCCATAAAATCAACTGCATTAATCTGTTTAAACAACGATCCAGCTAAAGCTTCAAAAATTAATATCATTGCCATCAAAACTCGACCCTCGGTTGTTTTTAAAGCTATTATGTACCGCCTGATCTTTTCCATTTTTAGCCCTCCTCTTTGAAAATATTGTATCATAACTTAAGATAAAAATGAAAAATCATCAATTATAAATGTTATATATAAAAATGTCAATATTCAAATTGCCATTATTTAGCCGATATTTACCTTGAGGTGACTACAGTGGCATTTATTGAAAGTGTAAAGGAACATCTTACATCATCAAATTTAAGGCAATTAACTAAATTTATTAGACAAGAATTTCCTTTTAAGGGGCAAAGTCATACTGAACAATCAAAAAAGTATGAGGCTTTAAAACAGTTAAGTGATAATGATCTTTCTTCTGGGATAGCCAGAATGACACTTATTGAATCAAGTTTTGATCACTCTAAATCTGCTGCACTTTTTGTTGTAATACTAACCTTATTCTTTGGTGCATTGAAAATTATTTTTGTTGATGATAAACAATCCCTAGGAAGTGGAGTTTATTTGACATTCACTATGTTTTCGGTATTAATACTTTTGATTGCTGTTGGGAAGGATAAAAAAGATATGGCAACAGCCGCCTACTTTAAGACATTACTTGAACGTGTTAAGGTCGACAAAGAGAATAAAAAAGAAACCACATCTCCTTCAAATCATGAAATGAATGATAATCAAATTGTAGTTAATATTCGAACATGGCAATTTTGGATAAAAGACTTTTATAAACAAGCTGACAATTTAGATGAAATCTTATTAAATTGGTCAGACTATGAAATTGCTAGCTACATTACATATTACTTTGGATATTGGACAGCCAACAATAAGAAGGCTGAACTACAACGAATTCGAGGATTAACTTTTGATATATTAGTATTAGGAATCGCAAGAATGAAAGAAATAGAGGAGTCAAATGATAACTCTAAAATAATACCTGGTTTCAGTGCTGGTCTTGTTCTTATTTGTACTCAAGCTTCAATTCTTTATCGGAATATGAATAGTCCCCTAGTTGGTGCAGCTTCTGCTGTTTTTGTGGCCTTCATTGTTTATATACTTTTAATTAAAGGGATTAGAAATGGTAGTAATCTCCGATCACGAGCAGCTAAATACAGAAGTTTATTAGAACAGGTATTGTCTGAGAAGAAATAATACAAATAAAATAAACTGTTATCGGCTTTTATCTCTTTGGTAACGATGGTATAATCTAGTAAAATAATCACGGTGGTGGTTGTATGATTTGGGCAATTATTGTTCTGTTAGTAATAGCTGCTTTCTTTATAATAGGGGATTTTGGAGCAGATAAACAAAAGGAAATAGAAAAACAAAATTTTGAGAAAATAATTTCCGCAGGAAATTACCCAAAGGATTATAAGTCATATCTGACCCCAGATAAAAATAAAAAGCTGACTTTGGTTGAATCAGAAAATAAGTTTGTTATACATCATCTCAATGAAATATTGGTAATTGAAGAAAATTCAATCCCATTTAGCAAAATAGTCGAAGCTGAGATAGCTATTGACGATCAATCCATAACAAGAGTTTCTAGAGGTAGTCAAATGGCAGGAGCCGTTATCGGCGGACTTGCTGCAGGAGGTATTGGGGCTCTTGTTGGAGGGTTATCTTCAGACAGAACCGAATCCAAATATTTTAGAAAGATTAATCTTAAGTTAAAACTTGATGATTTTTCTAACCCCATAACTAAAATAGAGTTCTTACCGAGTAAAACTGATACTGGCTTACAAAACACTAAAGGATTTAAACAAGATGATCAAAAAGTTAAGGAAGCTTTATCTAATGTTGAAATTTGGCAAGGGATTATGGAAATAGCAATACGCAAAGGTAGTAAAGCCGCTCAATAGCTGAGTGGCTTTTTTATTTTCCCCCTTCCCTACTGAAAGGAAGTGATTCTTACTTGAGTCAAAACCTCAAAATCATATTAACCCCGCAAGCTGATACCTCATCAAAAACTGTCGAACAGTTAAATCAGCAAATCAAATCTTTAGAAAAAAAGCTTAACTCCCTCAAACTAAACACAAATATCGATTCTACAACCTTAAAAGCTCTGCAAGAATTCTCTTCTGCTGTAGATGCGTATCAAAAAAATCTAAAATCCTATAATCAAACAGTAAAAGAAACGTCCACAGTAATTAAAAATGCTGATGGATCAGTTGAAAAGCTCACCCAGCAATACAAGAAAAACGGTGAGATTCTTCAACGTGAAACGAAAATAATTAATAATCGCAATGCTGCTCTAAGGCAAGAAACTCAAGAAGTTAACAAGCTCGCTCAAGCTACTGAAAAATTAGGTCAAGTACAAAAAAAGACCGAACAAAAGAACTTACAAGGCCAAACCACAAAGGTTGTACAGAAAAACCGTAACGGTTTTGAAGACATTGTTTATACGACTGACCCTAAAACTAATGCAACTTCTTCAAGAACCACAACCAATTACGATCAACAAAGGAAAGCAATTGAACAATTAAACCAAAGCCTAGAAAAGTTAAGAGAAAAAGGATTAGTCTCTTCCCAGGTGCTCTCTCGACTTTCCACTTCAATTAACGGTGCTCAAACTGCTGCTCAAGTTGATCAAATTTCAAATCGTATTAAACGACTTGATGATTCCTCTACCGCTAAAGCAAAAACAAAAGAACTTGAGCATCAAGTTCAATTATATCAACGTCAAGCGCAAATAAATGTTCAAAACCTCAATACTCGTTACGGCAGTTCACTTAGTACCGCTAACTCCTCTGCCCTTCAGAATTATCTCAACTCAGTTAACCAACTTACGGCAAGAACTCCTAATTTAAGAACACAAATGCAGAATCTAAATATGCAGTTCAGAGAAGTATCTGCGAATGCATCATCTGCTTCTTCTAATGTTTCTGGCTTTGGAGAACAATTAGCACAATCATTTAGTCGTATGCCCGCTTATTTTCTGAGTGGGACGATGTTCTATTCAGGGGTTCAAGCATTAAAGTCAATGGTGGAACAAGTCATTCAAATCGATACTTTAATGACAGACATTAGACGAGTCATGGACTTACCTGATTACAAATTTAATGAACTACTGCAATCCTCAATCGATCTTGGTGATCAGCTATCTAATAAAATTTCGGATATCCTTGAAATCACTGGTTCATTTGGACGAATGGGCTTTAGTGAATCTGAACTTGGAGATGTAACTAAAACCGCTCAGGTCTTACAGAACATTTCTGATTTGAATCCTAACGATACTGTTAACACCTTAACAGCTGCAATGCTTAACTTTAATGTAGCAGCCGGTGATTCTATATCAATTGCAGATAAGTTAAATGAAGTCGACAACAACTATGCAGTTAGTACCTTAGATCTTGCAAACAGTATAAGAAAAGCCGGCTCTACAGCCTCTACTTTCGGTGTTGAATTAAACGACTTAATTGGTTACACAACAGCAATTGCCAGCACAACTCGTGAGTCAGGAAATATTGTAGGGAACTCACTAAAGACCATTTTTGCTCGTATTGGTAATAACCAAAGTTCAATCAAGGCATTAGAAGAGATTGGTATCTCAGTTAAAACAGCTGGCGGTGAAGCTAAGTCTTCGAGCGAATTAATTGAGGAACTCGCTGGGAAATGGGATACGTTAAGTGATGCTCAGAAACAAAATACATCAATAGGCGTTGCGGGTATTTACCAGTTATCTCGTTTTAACGCAATGATGAATAACTTCTCCATTGCCCAAAGTGCTGCGAATACTGCTGCTAATTCAGTCGGTAGTTCATGGAAAGAGCAACAAAAATATGCCGATAGCTTGCAAGCAAGAGTTAATCGTTTATCCAATGCTTTTACAGAAATGTCTGTGGCATCAGGTGAAGCGTTAATATCTGATAGTATCGTAGTGTTCGCTGATGCGTTAAAAAGTTTAATGCAATTAAGTGCCCAAGTAACCAAGTCCGTTGGATTACTTCCGCAAGTATTTGGTGCAGCGACAGCTGCAGTAATATTATTTAACTCTTCACTTCGTGCAAGTGCTATAACTTCAGGCACTGCAATGGGTGCAACTCTAAAAAATCTTATCCTTAATTTTAATACTTTTACGGTTGGAGTGACAGCAGCTTCAGCCAAAACAGCAATTTGGAGTAAAATCACAACTGCTTTTTCAACTTCACTTACGAACTTAAAAAAGGCAGCAATGACTACAGGAGCTTTCTTAGCCGGTAGCTTCCTTCCTATGGCAGCAATGATGGCTTTTGGTGTTGTCATTGAGAAGCTAATATCCTCATACTCCAAATTAAAACAAGCACGAGAAGATTTTGAACAAGCTAAAATTACAAGCATTGAAGCAATCACAACCAATAAAGACACAACAGATCAATTAATTGCTCAATATAAAGAGCTTCAAAAAGCAAAAGAATCAGGTACTTTAAGTTCTGAAAAAGAACAGGAGTATCTACAGGTCACGCAACAATTAGCTCAAACGTTTCCTAATTTAGTTGCTGGTTACGACTCACAAGGGCAAGCAATAATTAAAAATAATGACGCTCTACAAGATGCCATCAAATATACACAAGAACTAGCCGACCTCAATAAGAAAGATATTCAAACGGGTGCCAAAGACACTTTTTCGGATAGTTTGAAAGAAATTAAGGATCTTCAGGCTGAAATTGAACAATATAAAAAGATGGCTGATACTTACTCAAAAGGAAAGGGTTTCTGGTCATTCTTTGAAAATCCTTTTGCAGATGACAGCTCAATTAAAAATCAAGGTGTTAAAGCTGAACAAGAAGCTCTTCGTGTTGAACAATCTCTATCTAGCTCACAGTCAAAAATCCGTGAACAAGTCTCTAAAACAGTAGAAGCATTTAATTCCATAAAAATTAACCCTCAACTCACCAAGGAAGTCAATGATGCATTTAACAAGATTGACTTCAGCAAAATGGATGCATCGCAGTTAGAGTCCTTTTCTATCAATGTATCTCAATATATGGATAAAATCCAAAAGGCTCTACAATCAGGAAATCAGACTGATTTTTCTAAAGCCTCTCAAGGTCTTGAAAACCTAATAAGTCAATATGTGAATGGTACTGATAAAGCAAATGGTCTTGTGCTCTCTTATGGGGATCTGAAGGATGCTATTGACTCAACAAACAATTCAGCCGAATCAGCTAAAGTAACATGGGATGAAAATGGAGAAGGCGTAGATGCTTTAGGAGAATCTGTTGGTACCCTATCTGACAAACTTAAAGATGCCAAAGGTGACTTTGAAGCAATTAGTTCCATTATTAGTGACCTTGTTGATTCTAAACAAAATGATTTAGCAATTTCCGCACTGCAAAACGATGCTTATGATGCCATGGCTGATAACATCTCCCCTTTAAATGAATTGCTTGAGAAAATGGCTGAAGGTAAAAGTTTATCAGCTTCGGAAGCTATGAAGTTAATCCAGAAAGAAAACGATCTTGCAGACGCTATTTCAATTGAAAATGGCGTTGTGAAAATAAACAGAGATGCAGTTGTTAAGCTACGTGACGCCAAGCTAAAAGCATACAATGACATGCAGCAGTCTGTTAAGCAGGATCTAATAAATCAAGCTAATGCTTTAAACAAGAAGATTAATATGTATAAATCTGAAGTTAAAGCAATCAAAACTGTTCAAGATGCTTATAATTTGAAATCAGATCTTGAAAAACAAAAACAGAAAATTCTTGAGGAAATGAAAAAAGGTAATGGCGGAGCAATTCAATACCTTCCTAAAACCCAAGAAGATTTAAATCAAGTTACTGACATTACTGATCAACTTGATGAACTTGATAAATTAGCTGATTTAGCCTCCTCTTCTCTATCAGAGACTGGTACATCAATGGAAGATATGTCTTCATCTGCAGAAAAAGCTTCTGAAGAAGTAAAAACTTCTATGTATGTTGTTGATAAATACAAGGAAGCATTAGAAAAAGTTAATGCTGAGATTGACAAGTACAACAAGCAGGTCAATGATTATCCTAAATACTCTCAGAAATATCGAGATGCAATCAAGAAAGAAATTAAAGCACTTCAGCAAAAGAAAAAGCTTATGCAGGAACAAGCTAAGCTGCTTAAAGATCAAATTAAATCCGGTAACATTACTCAATACGGTATTGTAACCTCTACAACTTCTTCTGGCGGAACCCCCTCCTCAACTGGTGGTTCCTATTCAGGCAAGTACTCAAGCTACATAAATTCAGCAGCTAGTAAATACAATGTCGATCCTGCCCTTATTGCAGCTGTAATTCAGCAAGAATCAGGGTTTAATGCTAAAGCACGATCTGGTGTAGGTGCCATGGGATTAATGCAACTGATGCCAGCAACAGCAAAAAGCCTGGGAGTAAATAACGCATACGATCCTTATCAAAATGTTATGGGTGGAACAAAGTACCTCGCCCAACAACTTGAAAAGTTTGGCGGTAATGTTGAAAAAGCATTGGCTGCATATAATGCTGGGCCTGGTAACGTAATTAAATATGGTGGTATCCCTCCTTTTAAAGAAACACAGAATTACGTCAATAAGATCATGTCCAACTACAGCAAATCCCTCTCCTCTGCAACTTCTTCAATCGCCAGCTATTATACAAATAATAGCGCTTTTAGGGTAAGCTCCAAATATGGACAACAGGAATCCGGTCTCCGCTCCTCCCCACACAAAGGAACTGATTTTGCCGCAAAAGCAGGTACAGCAATTAAATCTCTTCAAAGTGGTAAAGTCCAAATTGCTGGCTACAGTAAAACTGCAGGTAACTGGGTTGTTATTAAACAGGATGATGGAACAGTTGCCAAGTACATGCACATGCTTAGCACTCCTTCTGTTAAAACAGGTCAATCAGTTAAAGCCGGTCAAACTATTGGTAAAGTTGGCAGTACAGGGAACTCAACTGGGAACCATCTTCATCTACAAATTGAGCAAAACGGAAAAACAATCGATCCTGAAAAGTACATGCAAGGTATTGGAACTTCTATTTCAGATGCGTCACAAGCTGAGGCAGAACGGCAACAAGGAATAGCCCAGGCTAAATCTGATCTTCTCTCCCTTCAAGGAGATATCGATTCAGTCGATGATCAGATTCAAGAACTTCAGTATGAACTAGTTCAATCTAAACTCGATGAGTTTGATAAAAGGATTGGGGATTTTGATGTTCGGATTGCTAAAGATGAATCAATGGCTAACCGATACACTTCTGACAGCAAGGAATTCCGCAAATACACCTCTGATCAGAAAAAAGCTGTGGCAGAGCAAGCTAAAATCCAACAGCAAAAAGTTAATTGGATTCAAAAAGAAATAAAAACAAATAAAGCATTGAACTCCGCTCAACGTGCACAGCTTCAAGAAGAGCTTAAACAAGCCAAGCTAGATTTAATTTCTGTTCAAGATCAGGTTCGTGAGCTACAGAAGCAACTTGTCCAATCTAAAGTGGATGAGACACTTAAGTCAATTGAAAAGTCATCTTCTAAAACCCAAGGAAAAATTAAAGATGTCGATAACAAAATTTCAATGACTGAAGAAGATGAAGACAAGGTTAAATACTATAGCAAGCAAATAAAGCTCATTCAACAACAACAAAAGGAAGCCAAGAAATACATTAAGCAGCTTGAAGAACAAAAGAAAGCTGCGAAAGGTTTCCCTGACATCCAGGAACAGATTACTGAAGAAATTGAAAATTGGAAAGATAAACAGAAAGATTTTAATCTTGAGCTTTATAACACCAAGAAGTCGATCAAGGATATCTATAAATCATTGGCTGATGAAGTTGTATCCATCTACAAAGAGATGTACGAAAAGATGCGGGATATTGAGTTAGAAGCCCATCAGAAAGCAACCCAAGATAAGATTGATGAGATCGACAAAGAAGACGAAGAAGCTAAGTATCAGAAGGAATTGAAGGAGAAAAACCAAGCAATACAGGAAACAAAAGATAAGATCAATAAGCTTTCCATGGACGACTCCTCTGAGGCTAAATCTCAAGTCAAAGATCTAGAAAAACAGCTTCAAGAACAACAGGAAGCTTTGGATGAGTATATTAAAGATCGTAGTAACACAAAACGAAAAGAAGCCCTTCAGGATCAGCTTGATAAAGATGAAGAGTCAATCAACAACAAGTACGATGACCTTGTAAATGATGAACGAGCATTTAAAAAGCTTGAAGATAAGCTTATGGATGGTAAAACCACTGATATCGCTAAGCAGCTTAATGAATTCACCAAGTTCATAAACGAGAATATGAATTCGATTGGGAAAAGTATCTCCAATAACTTGATTGATAAGCTTAAGGACGCTGCCAGTGCATTAAATACCGTCACAACTGGAAATACAACAGGTAAAAAGGTGTCATCATTTGCTTCTGGTGGATATACAGGCACAGGACTTGGAGCAGGAAAGCTTGCATTCTTACATGACAAGGAACTTATCTTAAATAAGACTGATACTGAAAACATGCTGGAAGCTGTAAAGCAAGTTCGTCAAACGTCTACTGATAGTTCAACAAAGACTGCCTCTAAATGGGGTCAACCTGGTAAAATTTCAGATGTTTTAAGTAAGAGTATAGCTCTTGTCACCCCAGCAATGAACGCTGCAGTTACTAGCCAAACAAATCTAACTAAAGGCTTAATTCCAGCTCTTAAGAACTTATCAACACCTACTGTATCCCCTTCTACACCTCAAGGAAATACATCAAACAATCAGAACTCATTCACAATTAATGTAACAGAAGCTAGTAATGCTAAAGAAACTGCAAGCTTAGTGTACAAACAATTAGCAAATGGGCTTAAAAATACTGGACTAAATTTCAACATCACATGAGTCGGCTAAGATTGCCGGCTCTATTTATATTGGGGGTGAAAAAGTGATTAGACAGAGCCAATATTTCCTGTTTGACAACGAAAAGTCGATTGACTACGGAGTGGAAAACGTTAATACAGAGTCTGGGTTAGTTGAGGAATCTTTTTTGGGTTCACGATCAGTTAATGAAACTTATGTAAAAGGAAGATCAGAGCCGTACACTGAAGGTGTCAAAAGAGAAGCAAAACAATTTCCTTTAAACTTTTATGTTGGTGAAAATTATGACGAGAAAAAAATAAGAGCAATTAAGCGCTGGCTAGATGTTGATGATTACAAGCCTTTAGCGTTCAGTGAAAATTTAGACATTGTGTATTATGCAATGCCCGTGGACACCAGTGATTTAGTCCATAATGCGGCTAGACATGGATATGTTCGTTTGACAATGAAATGCAACTCCCCTTATGCATACAGTCGAAACACAAGTACCCACTCCTTTGATATATCATCAGGAATGAAAATCATTGAACTCCATAACAAAGGTGATGTTGTGATTTACCCTACTGTTGAAATTCTTAAAATTGGTGACGGCGATGTGAAAATCGAGAACCTGAGTGATTATACTGAACCCTTTATATTTAGCAATCTAAAAGACAGAGAAATTGTTAAAGTGAATGGTGATAAAGAAATAATCAAGTCGTCTTTATTTGGGAATGAAAGATACGATGATTTCAATGACAATTATATTAGATTGGATTACGGAAAAAACCGATTGAAAGTGACCGGAAAATGCAAACTGAGACTCACTTTCAGATTTAAGTATCGATAAGAAGGTGAAAAATTGATAACTATTCGCAAGGATACAGAAATAAAAAACATACGCTTATCCCTTGCTAAGCCAGACAAGACTAAAATAGCCAACATTGATGAAGTTCTGAATCCAACTGTAACTTTAAATCATGGAAGTAGCGTTCATGAACTCTCCTTCTCTATTCCGCTTAAGGCCACCTATGATGGGGTCATTAAAAGGAATCATGTTGTAGATTTACTAAACCCCTGGTACCTAATTAAAACTGAGTTCTATGGGCTTACGATTTGGTTTATTATCACAAAAAGAACCAAGTCCTTCAGCAGTGAAATGGATACTATACAAATTGAGTGCAGATCTCTTCAACATGAATTGAGTAGAATAAACGTTCTTAAATATGAGGAGACATCTAAAAATCTCCAGGAAGTAGTTACAGACTGTTTAAAGAATACCAGTTGGACGGTTGGATACATAGATACTCTCTTTAACATAAAACGGAGACAGTTTGACGTATCATCAACTAACAAGCTTGATTTTTTATATTCAATCTGCGAGAAGTTCGATGCAGTCCCAGTCTTTGATACAGTAAATGAAACTGTAAGCTTTTATAAAGAATCAGACATTTCGAAATACAAAGGCCTTAAACTGAACCCTCGGCAATATATGATTAGCATGGACGATTCTGATGATGCAGACGAATTGGTAACAAGACTGTATGCTACTGGAAAAGATGGCATAAGTATTAATTCAGTGAACCCGACTGGCCAATCGTACATTGATGATTTCTCTTATTTCCTCTTCCCCTTTCAACGTGACGAACAACGAAATGTAATTTCCCACAGTGCCTATATGCCAGATGAACTTTGTCATGCAATTCTTGATTATAATGATCTTGTTAATAGCGAAGGAAATGCGTTTAATAAACTTCTCACCCAAAAAAACGAAGCTGAAACTGGTTTAACCGAATTGAATAATGAGCTTTACACACTTGATCTAGAAGTCCAAAAGTTATTAGATCGAATTGAAGTTGCGAAGAAAGCTGGAGATGACACAAGTCAACTAAAAGCTCAACTTGCCGTAAAGCAGAAAGCAGTTGCAGAAAAGAAAAACCAAATTGCTACGATTGAATCAACAATTTCTCAAATATCTGCTTCAATTTCTAAGCTTAAAGAAAAGCTTTCTTTTGAGAACAATTTTAGTGAAAATCAGCAAAAACTGCTCTCACGTTTCATTTCAACAACTGAGTGGTCAAATGACAGCATCTATGATGAGAATGAACTTTATGATGATGCCAACGAAGAACTCGAAAGTCGTAATACACCGCCAGTGAATGTAACACTCGATATAGTAAACTTTTTTAACTGTCTTAGTGAAAAACATAGCTGGGATAGGTTCAGTTTAGGAGACATAGTACGAGTTCAACAAAGTGATTTAAATACCGATATTAAAGCCATACTTTCAGCAATAACAATTGATTTTGAACAATCAAATATTAGTGTCACAGTTACAAATGGAAAAAGAGTTCAATCTGATTTTGAGAAAATCATTAAGACCGTTTACAGAACAAACAAAATAAGTACTGAATTAAACAAAAGAAAGATTGAATGGGACAAAGTCACTGAAAACTTCAATATCCGAAATGACAGAATCTCAGTACAGCCGGCCCCTCCTGCCATTGCTTCTGATGGCACTGCAATTACCCATAAGGTAAATGATAACGGTTCAGTTGATATTACCATTCAGTGGGACTATGTTGATTCCGATGAGGACAAATACAACATTGATGGATTTGAGGTTTACTTACACGGTAGTGATGACAATGAGGAGTACACATTTGGCTCTGTGCAAGCTAGTGAGAACTTACAAAATGTTAAATATGACAGACGTACAGCTACTTTTACCGGATTACCTTCAAATATGTACTACACTATTGGTGTTCAAGCATATCGAAGAGTAGATGCAGATATAGATATAAATCAGATTCTTCTTTCGGATATAGTTAAATCAAGCCATCCTTCTGAAAACCCCTACCTCCCTTCTCCTTCTATTGAAGTAAAAGGAAGCCTTAGTGGAAAAGTTAATGGTCTCTATACAATCTCCACGGAAGCTAAGCCAGAAGATCCAGAAACAGGGACAATTTGGATTGACCCAAAGACTAATAAACAGGAACTGTTTAACGGAGAGGAATGGATTGTCTCATCTGCAGGATCAGCAGACTCCTTGAATGGTTTTCCTGCTTCAACAACAACTTCCCCAAACTCAATCCCCGTTCGAAATGAATCAGGGATAATTAGTGGTTCAATAGATGGTAATGCAGAGATGTTAGGTGGACGGGCAGCATCTGATTATGTATTAGTTGAAGATATCCTCACTCCCCCAAAGTTTGCAAAGGGTTCTTATATAGGTGACGGTACTCCAAGTAAAGCAATCCAACTCACCTTTACTCCCGATTTGGTAAAAATAACTCCAATCTCAACCGAAGACAGTCAACTAGTTATTGAAAGCACTTTGGGCGGTTATACCTATCAGGTAACTTCAACCGGATTATCCTTAAAAGGTGGAGATACAGGTTACGGCGCTTTAGGCAACTTCATGTTTATTACAGGAGCAGATAGCAATTTTAGGGGCAATAAATTAAACGTTAAATATATCTGGGAAGCTTATCAACAAAATTAACGGAGGTGATTAAACTGGCGGATTTTGCTGAATTATACAATGACCCGATACTAAGTAAAAAGAGAATAGGTTCAGTTGAAGACCCGTACCTAACTTACAATGAAACATTGACAATATTTAATGGAAGAGCACTCCTAACTGAGATTCCGAACAGAGAATTTCGTGTTGAAGTTACTGGGGACAATAAGGAATGGCGAGAGATTGAAGATGGAGAACTTGACGACAACTATTTTAAGGTTGATTACCTTATGGGAGTTGTCTTTTTTAATGCTTCAAACGAAGGAAAATCACTTACCTTCAATTACAGTGGCGAAGGAGCATCCTTCTTTCCCGCCTCTCGAATTTGGATAAAGCGTCAAGGGAATATGGTAATTGAAACTCTACAAGGGCTTATTGATGAAGCTGAAGATGCAATAATTCGAATGAATGAACGGATTGCTGAATGTGAACGTGTTACAAAGCGATGTATTGAAATAACTAAATGGTGCAGAGAAGCTACATCCGATTATGAATATGTTGTTGAAAACACAAGAAAAATTTATAAGCCTTCAGTTTATACATACGCCGATATTATTACAACGTATCCAAACCCACTTATTGGCTGGACTGTTGCAGTTAAAGAAACAAAAACAGTCTATAGGTGGGATGGGTTTGACTGGGTAGACATTGGTACTTCAGAAGTATATGAAGGTTTCAATATTTTATTAAGTGCTGTCGAACCGTTTAGTACAAATTATATATGGTATCAAGATGAAGGCTTGGTACCTGAAAAACAAAGAGTAATCATATCAAATGTTGCACCTGAATCAGGTATGGTTTGGTATGAAATTGATTAGAAGGAGAATCTACTAGTCTCTTTTTTAACTTGGAGGAATTAGATGGGATTTAAATATTATGATAAAAATACCGGTTCCTATGTTCCCATGTCGATTGAATTACTTAAATCAGATGGCGTTTCTTACACTGCACCCTCGATTAAGCAGACTTTCGAGGATATCTTAAAACAAGTAAGCAGTGTTTCAAGTAGCGTCACTGAGAAAGTTGATGGGCTATCAAATCAAATTGGGAACATAGATGATTTTCATATTACGGGTACAAACCTTGTTGAGAAGATATTAAATGCATTAATTCAGCGTAGAGTTAGCGTTACGGATTTTGGAGCTAAAGGCGATGGTGTGACTGATGACACTGCAGCCTTTAACAAAGCTTTTGAAATGGGAAATGCAGAAGTATTTGTGCCAGCCGGAACATACATGGTTAAAGGCTTGAAAGTCCCATCCTACACTAGATTATATGGAACAGGTAAACTCTCAGTTATTAAACTTCATAAAGATGCCCCCGCATACAGTCACGTCATCACAACTGTTCAAAATTCAAAGTACATTATTTTTGAAAACCTCTTGCTTGACTGGAACCTTCAGAAGACTAACAACAGCATTTCCTCTGGCCCCAACTCAAGTTGCTTAAACATTACCAATTCACAATTTGTATGGGTAAATAATGTTCATGCCAAAGATGCAGGATTACACGGGTTTGATGTAACCTCTCCTTCTTATAACTCCCTTACAGATACAGAAGATGTTTATCAACCAGGTGGAAGTAAATACGTTTGGATTAATAATTGTACAGCAACGAACTTTGGCGACGATGGTTTCACAACCCACTTCTCAGAGTATGTTTTTATAACAAATTGTTATTCATATGATGGAAACGGATCAGCTCATACATCAGGTGCCAGCAACACAAATGGATTTGAAATTGATGATGGTTCAATGAAAGTTTGGCTGATCAACTGTGTCAGTAAGAATAACTGCCGAGGATTTGAAGCTAAGGCTCATGAACATGCACCAGCAGCACAGAATGTCACCTTTTTAAATTGTGTATCTGAAAATGATATTCGAAGTTTTGATTTTAGACACATTGGATTCCATAAAGCTAGTGACCCAGAATCTAAAACTGCAAGAAATATTATGGCTTCTAACTGCACAGCAATAAAACCAATTTTCAACGATAGGTTATACGCTGGAATGACACCAAGAGCTTTGGTTATTTCTGCTTACAAGAATGTTAACATTTCTAATTTCACAGCTATTGGTGACCCTTCTTATGACTATAAAGGTAATCCAGCTATTGCAACTCAATATAAAAGCAGGAACATTACTTTTAATAATGTTTCTTCATCTGGATTTAAAACAGCTGGAGCAGATATTTATATTTATGGAGGAAGTCAAAAATCTGACTTTGTGTCCTTATCAAATATAAATGTTCTTGAATCTGCATTAATTGGCATCAGAATTGGCAGTGCTATTAAGAACGCTAGTGTAAATCAAGCAAGTTTAATTGGTTACAGCAAAGAAGGGTCTATTGGCTTGTATTGTACAAATTCTCAAGTTGACATTAACGCAGTCAATTGTGATAAATACGCTATCCCCTCGAAGATTGCCGGAAAAGCCTATACATCCTTTGTACCAAAAAATATTAAAGGTGGCACAAGGATTGCGACAACTTCTGGCTACGCTGCTAAAAATACTAGTCTTGTAGCTGCTTCTTCTGGTGGTGGACAAGCAACGGGTACTGCTTCTGCTGTTATAGCAACAACTGGTGGATCTAAAGCCGATGGCCCTCGTAACGTAGTAATCGCTTCATCTGGCGGTTCTAAAACCACATCTGAAGGCAGTCGTTCAATGGTTGCCGCTTCAAATAACTCTTCTATTGAAGGCACTGGATCATCTAGGATGGTCATAGCTTCCCAAGGTGTTGCCAATAAAACAGGTTACACAGTTGCTTTAGGATATGCTGCTACAGGTGCACCCTCTACAGCAAATACAAAGATTCAATTAGATGCAAAGAATGGGAATATTAATCTTACCGGTCAAGTTAAAGGTGCCTCAACATTCTCAGATTACGCCGAGTATTTTGAATCGATTGATGGTAAAGCAATCCCTTCTGGTTATTTTGTAACTCTAGAAGGGGACAAAATCAGAAAAGCGAACGCAGGAGATAAAGTTTTAGGAGTGATTTCTGAAACAGCTGGTGTAGTTTTAGGCGAAGCAGCATTTAACTGGCAAGGCCGTTATTTGAAGAACGAATTTGGCGGTTTGATTTACGAAGATATTGATGTAACAGTTACAAATGAAGACGGTACACAAAGAATCGAAACTAAAACAGTTCCGAAAGAAAATCCTTATTATGAACCTTCTGAAGATTATATTGCTCGGTCTGATCGTCCTGAATGGAATATCGTAGGAATGTTTGGTCAGATATTTGTACGTATTGATGGGACTGTTGCAGCTGGTGATTGTATAATTCCTAAAGCCGGTAAAGGGTCAAAATCTGAGGATGGTTCAGGTTACTATGTAATGCGCATCACAACACCGTATTCACAAGAACGAGGATATGGTGTAGCACTGTGTCTTATCACCCCTACAATCTAATTCGTTAAAATTAAGGGGGTGGTTATGTTCTAGATAAAATATAGATTTTATTCAAAATACATACTTGAAAGACAGAGATAGCAAGAGCATACGTGAGATAAAGAGAGATTGGGTTAGTCCCCTTCTCTCTTTTTTGTGTTCAATTTAATTTTAGGAGAGATGTTTTATGTCAGCTTATACAAATAATTATATTCCGGTAAACAAGTATACTCGACCTGGTTTAAAGTTAAATGGTGTTAAGAAATTAGTTGTTCATTATACAGCCAATCCGGGCGCCGGCGCAGACAATCATCGCAGATACTTCAGCAATGCACAAGTTTATGCATCAGCTCACATTTTCGTAGATAAGGCTGAAGCAATTTGTATCATTCCGTTAAATGAAGTAGCTTACCATGCAAATGATATTCAGCAAAGAGATAGTGCCGGAAATCCTTATCGAGGAGTTGCTGCGCTAAAACCTAACGCTAACTTTTTATCTATTGGAGTTGAAATGTGCCTTGAAAAAGACGGTTCATTCCATTCAGATACAGTTGAAAGAACTGAGGATGTATTCGTTGAATTATGTATTAAGTTTGGTTTAGATCCTATTGTTGATGTTGTTCGTCATTATGACATCACTCATAAGAATTGCCCTGCACCATGGGTATCTAACGGCCAAAAATTTGTAGACTTTAAAAATCGAGTAAAGGCAAAAATGTCAGGCAAATCTGTTTCAAAAGCTTCTCCAACTAAACCAACAACCTCCTCCCCTTCCTCTTCATCAGCAGTAAGTGGTTCACTAAAATCAAAAGTTGACGGTCTTCGCTTCTATTCAAAACCATCTTGGGAAGATAAAGATGTTGTCGGCACAGTAAATAAAGGCATTGGATTTCCTACAGTTGTTGAGAAAGTTAAAGTCGGATATGCGTATCAATATAAAGTTAAGAACTCTAAAGGTGCTACATATTACATCACTGCTTCTGACAAATATGTTGATGTTACAGGAACAATTAAAACTTCTTCCTATGCCCCAAAAACAACATCAACTTCTTCAAGCTCCTCATCTATTAAATCCGTGGGAAAAATCAAAATTGTCGGTGTATCAAGCGCAGCAATCGTAATGGACAAACCTGATCGAAATAGTTCTAAAAATATTGGCACAGTTAAGCTTGGAAGCACTATTTCAATTTCTGGTTCAGTTAAAGGTAAAAACAATTCAAAAGGTTACTGGGAAGTTATTTATAACGGTAAACGTGGATACATCTCAGGGCAATTCGGTTCAAGAATTTAATTATATTCAATAATCTCGGAGGATATTTGCTGCTCTATTCATATCAGCGAATATCCTCTTAATTTAGGAGGTGATGTAAAGTCACCTTCCTATATTCATTAAAGGTTGGTGACAAATGGATAACTTTGAGCAAAGCACCATTTCAAGATTAAGTGCACTAGAAGAAAAAGCAAAACACACCAATAACAAGATTGACTCTCTTGAAGAAAGAACAAATGTTATCGGTCGTATAGCTACACTTGTTGAGCAACAAGTCGAAATTAACAAAGACTCTCAAGCACAATCAAGAGAACAGTTTAGTACTCTTAACGAAATGAGTAACAGTTTAAAAAATCTAAGCAAATCGTATGAAAAACTGGACAATCGAGTTGAAATACTAGAACGCTCTGATTCCACTCGAAAAATTGATCCCTCACAGTTTACTAAAGACCTTGTATTCAAGGTGCTACCAAGTGTGATTGCAACTATTGTCGGTGCATGGTTGCTCATACATTTTGGCCTTAAATAAAATCAACAGGAGACGATTAAATGACTAAAATCAACTGGAAAGTAAGACTGAAAAAGAAGACATTTCTTGTTGCAATTTTCTCTGCAACGCTTTTATTCGTGCAAGCAATTGCCTCTGCATTTGGATACGACTTGACGGTATTTGGTGACAATTTGACAGAGAAATTTAATGCACTTCTAACTTTTTTAACTGCAATGGGCATCATTGTTGACCCAACAACTCAAGGTATTTCTGATAGTGAACAAGCAATGGATTATGATTCACCGAGATAACCCCCTACCCTTCTCTTAATTGAGGAGGGTATTTTTTTCGTTTTTTCAACTTTTACGCTTATAATCAATTTATTTGTAATTTTCATACAAATCTCTTTACATTTCTTTCCTCCAGTGCAACTATATAACAAAAAGGACAGAAAGGGGTTTGAAACTTGAAGACTGAAAAAGTCATTCCCTATGACTTGGTAGCGACAAAAATGAATCATTGGTATGTGGCAATTAAAAAGAATTGGGTCGGTAGAGCAGAGGAAATGCGAAAAGAAGTTATGCAAGAAATAAAGATTATGGAAGAGAATCAAGATGTCTTGCTATACTACTCTCTACTCGAATTTAGACATAAATTAATGCTATCGTATATGTACCCTAACGCCATAAAGGACATTGAGAAAAATTATGGTGAGTTAAAAGAGTATGCAGGTCATGAAAACTTAACAGGAATGCTCGAATATTACTATTATTTTTTCATGGGCATGTTCTATTTTAGACAAAAAGAGTTGACGTTCTCCCTTAATCACTATAGACAAGCAGAGAAACATTTGGACTCCATCGATAGCGAAGATATTGAAGTTGAAAAAGCTGAATTTTATTTTAAATTATCAGAAGTGTATTACCACATGAAACAAACTTATTTTTCAATGAATTATGCCATGAGAGCCTATAATATTTTTAAAAAGCAACCTGATGTTGATGGAAACTCTACATACGGGGTACAAAAAGTACGCTGTCAATTCGTCATATTTGGCAATTTGCTGGACAGCATGAAGTTTGATGAGGCGTTAAAAAGAGCATATAAAGCTTACCAAGAAGCAGAAGAGCTGAATAAAAATGAGAAGAATCGTGGACATTTAATACGTTCAGCACTGTTTAATATTGGATTATGTTATAATCAAATGGAAGAACTTGATAAAGCATTTTTTCACTTTAATAAGTCGCTCCAAATCATTGAGCCAGAAAACCATGATTATGCAGCTAAAACATTGTTTGTTATCTCCTTCTTAAAAGGAAGGCAAAACGATACTAAAAATGCTCAAGCGTTTTATGAACAATCAAAGCAGATAGCAGAACAGTACAACAATGAAGTAGTTATTGAAAAGCTGAAAATGGTTAAAGGTCTTTTCTTGGACTCGGATTTAAATTTAGTAAGAGAAGCATTTCAGTTCTTCAGAGAAAGAGGTATGTACCCTGATATGGAAAGCTATGGAGTTGTCATAGCTGATTTTCTCACAGCAAAAAAAGAAGCTTGGGGTGCAATTGAATTTTATCGTTTGGCAAATGAAGCAAGAAGACAAATTAAAAGGGGAGAAGCAATATGAAAACAAAACTAATTATCTGCGCAGTTCTATTATTCGGTGTTGCCGGAACAGTGGGTGCTTCCTATCTCCAACAACAAAACGATACGCTCAAAGTTGCTGAAAGAGCCGAAACGTAAAAACTAATAACTAAGTAAGGAGAATGGAGGGAGCTTCCCTCTATTCTCATGATTTATGTCCACCAGTAAGCCCTGCTCTGTGAAGCGCAGTACCAGCAGGTGTATAAGAAACTGCTCTCAGAATCGCTTTCGATCCGTATTTGCTTCTAATCCCGTCCATTACAAACCCGAGTTTCCTTCTCTTTTCATTATCCACTTCAAATAAACTCAACTGCTGATTAACATCATCCTCAATATTTGATAACGTAACTGAGATACTTCTCACTGTTTTACCCGAGTAAAACTTATGAAAGAGCATCAGGCAGCATCTATAAATGTCCATCGTGATATTTGTGGGAAGATTGATTGTTTTGGATCGATGAAATCCACCACCAAGCTCATCCTTGCTGTATCCAATTCCCAGGCTTATTGTTCGACCAACTTTATTATGTGTACGCGCCCTTCTTGCGACTTCCTCACAAATCTCTAACAGAACAGCCTTAATCTCTTCTCTCCTTGTATAATCCCTCAGTAAAATCTGACTCTTACCAAAACTAATCTGCCCTTGCATCAGTGGAGCTCCTATTTCAGATAAATCAATTCCATGAGCATGGTAGTACAACTGGTTTCCCATTATTCCAAATTTCTTCTCAAGTAGCTCTAATGGAAATTTGGCTAACTGACCTATAGTCGATATTCCCATCCGATTTAGGTTTCTTTCCATCCTCCCTCCTATCCCCCACATTTTAGACAAAGGTCGAACCTTCCAGAGTTTATTTGGCACATCTTCATATCTCCAACGTGCAATACCACTCTTTGTTTTCTTACTCTCCAGGTCAAGAGCAAGCTTACTAAGCAACATATTGTCCCCGATGCCTACTGTACACATCAAACCAAATTCTCTCCACATACTGCTTTGAATTGCTTTGGCCATTTCTTCAGGATCTTCTTTTCCTGCATCTAAAAAAGATTCATCAATTGAATACGTATGAACACATTTTTCAGGAACAAATCTGTAAAACAGCTTTGTAATCTCAGTCGAAACTCTGATGAAAAGCTTCATTTGCGGATTTACAATGTGTATTCTTGGATCTTCAGGTATCTCAAACAGTCTCGATCCTGTCTTAATTCCAAAATCTTTTTTAAGTGCAGGAGATGCAGCTAACACTACACTTCCCTGTCTCTCCGTATTTCCTACAACAGCAAGATAACATGTTAAAGGATTAAGCCCCATTGTTACAGCCGATACAGAAGCATAAAAGGATTTCATATCGACACAAAGTATATTCTTACGTGGAAATTGTGAGTAATCAATCATTGTATGTAACTCCTATGATGTTATTCATCTTGATATAAACTGTATTGTCATTCTGGTCTTTTACGTGAAGCTTTTGTTGTTCAAAATTAATGTAATGTACTCTGCCGGTGACATTTTCAACGAATCCATTGCTAAAGAGTTTGAATTTCAACTCTTTATTAAATTCAAGTGCCTCAGAGACGAGAAGATCCATCTCTTCAATTTGTTGGCCATCTAAAGATGGCTTTTCAATTTTTGATACATCAATCAAATCTTGTTTAAGCTGTGTTAAATGTTCTGGAAGCATCATTGATGTCCATTTGATTGTTCCTCGATCCCTAAGCAT